GAGATTTTTAAGATTTGTTTAAGATAGGTCGGGTATACTATAGACGGTTACAAGAAGACCTCCTAACTTGTTGTAACAAATATCCTAAACTTTTCTTTTTCATAATAATCTCCCTTAACTCCACCGAATCAGGTGGAGTTTTTTAGCTCTATTTCAGGCTTTTGGGGACTATTCTAAAAATAATTTTTCGATATTTTTCGGTATTTTTCGGTTTTTGGTCGGGGAATTGGCGGGGACTTTTTTTAGCGAATATGACTAAGAAATAGGTCTGTGGTCGCTTCAGCAAGTTCGTCCTCTACTTGATTGTAACGATCCGTCATATAAACCTTTGTATGCCCCAGCGCCTGGCTTAATTGTTCAAGCGGAACCCCTGCAATAATGCTTTGAGTCGTGAAGAAGTGGCGCATCATGTGAGGTGTTACATGCAATCCTGTTGCTTCATTCACTAGATTGAAGTTTCTATTTAGCTGATTTGGATTGATGAGACCACCTTTCTCGTTGATAGTTATATAATCCTTGTGCTGTTCCTTGATAATTCCTAACTTTCGCTTAATCTTAGAAGCTTCAGCTATCAGATAATAGATCAGGTCTGTTCCGATATCATCAAGGCAGACATATCGCTCTGAATCCTTCGTTTTAAGCCCTCCTTTCCCTTTTAAGGTCTGGTTGCTTCGACTGTCTCTAAGATGCAGTATAGCCCGTCCGCTGTCGTTCTGAGTGATGTCCATTGGACGCAATCCAAAGACTTCTCCTCTTCTCAATCCAAAAATTGTCAGATAGGTCAGAGCGTAGAATTGTTTTGGCATAATCTCTTCTGCCTTTGCTATCCAAGTCTTGAACTCTTTGAGAGTCACTTTCTTGTTTGCAGCAGGGATATCACTCTGGCCGATGAAAACACCTTTCAAGCGATTTGAGAGCAGATTACCATTTTTCACGGCATCATTCAGCAATGCCATGAAGCTGGAATTGAGGGTTTGAACAGTGTATCTGGTATGGTTCTGCAACTTTTCAGCGATAAATAGTTCATACTCATTTCTATCCAAATTTTTAAGCAGGATAGAACCAAACTTTGCCTTGATATGGTTCTTATAGAGATTGTCATTGAGGTAGTAGGAAGTGTCATTCCAGCGCCCTGTTGACAATCTCTTTTCGGAATAGATATCCCAATATTGATCAAGCGTTAGATTCGTATTGATACCTAATTCTTGTTCTTGGATTTGTTGCTCAAGCTCTACCAAGGCTGCACGAGCTTGAGGGAGAGTTGTGAAACCACTTTTACTTTTTTCTCTTTTTTTACCTCGGAAGAAAAAAGAACGTCTGACATAGTAACGCTTGCCTTTAGCAGTCTCATAGTAATAGATATTTGGGTATTTTGTTTTATTATATTTCATTGTATTCTCCTTGTTTATCGGCTTCTGGACAAGGTCTAAACATTGAGAATATTGACATCACCCCTTTCATGGTGTAAAATAGGGTATAGAAAAGAGGCCTTTTTAATGGCTGATTTTTTATAAGGGTAAGCTTCACAATCAAACTTTGGCGAGGGCGATTGTGGGGCTTTTTTTTTATTTTCTGAATAGTTTGTATAGTTTATACAAACTCCAAGCTGTCAAAGGGACTGCAAGGAATGGAGCGATTGGAATACCAACAACTCCAAAAAAGACTAAGAAAAGATACAGTGCTGAAAATATGATTTTATTGGCAGGAAGTTTTTTCTTAGGAGATGTTTCTGAAAGATTAATCTCGTTTACTATATCAGCGACACTGTCACTAACAATATTTTGTTCAATATGTTCAGTTTCAGTTGTTTTAGTTTCAATAGCTTCAGTTTCAATAGCTTCAGTTTCCGTAACTTCTTTATTGGAAATGTTATCATCAATTATCTCAGATGATTCGCTCTGAATTACTTCTTTTTGTGAAGAATCAACAATGGTAAGGTAAATTTCAAAACCAACATCCAAATCATTATTTGTGACAACTTTTTCTTCATACTCGTCCCATTCTTTATATGGGCCACCTTTTATCTCTCCCTCTATTACAAAGTTATATTTTTTATTATCAAAATATTTTCGTATTGTTTTAGCAATGGTTGCAGGAACATATCCTACATGATTATCAAATATCAAAACTTTTATAGCATTAGGATCATATCTATTATCTACTTCTGGAACGAGCTCAATATTGAAAAAGTCTAAATCTTGATATTTGAAAACTTTCAGACCATATTCTTCAAGTTCTTCTCTAAGTTCCTTAGTTGATAAATTGCTATAGTACTTTGCATATTCTGGGATTCCGTTATCTTCAGCAATCATATTGCAAGCTTCTTTTACTGCTTTTTTATATTTTGTCACTCCAGCGACTCTGAATAATATTTTTTCAACAGTCTTTTGCATATATTTCCCCTCTATATAAATATCTTCAATGCAATTTTTAATTTACTAATGCCAAGTACTCTTCCTTGACCATGACTTCATTAGTCATAGTTTTTAGATTGTAGTAAGACATGAATTTGAGGTAATCAAACTCTGTGGGGTCGTCTAAGCTTTCTAGTGCGTCTTTCACGAGATGATGGATCATATTCCTATCAGCTTCGTTTTCACAGCGTAGGCGAGCGTTTTGGTACTCTGAGCGTGTATGGTCTTTGTGTCCGAGTTCGTGTAGGGCGACTTGGATTTGTTGTTCAGGAGCTAAGTTGTGGTCAATAGCGAGTACGTTTGTGTCTGGATTGTAGAAACCGCTACTGTGCCAGTTTGAACCGTCGAAGAGACAAAGCTCTACTTGATATTCTTCGCAGAGTTTAGCGAGTGTCATAGTTCTCCTTCGTTATTTATAAACATCTCTGCGGTGGGCGATTTCCACGGCTAGGACGACTAGTTTATCGTCTTGGATATCACAGATGATGCGGTAATTCTCTACTCTGTATCGCCAGTAACCTGCAAGGTTGGCTTTTAGTGCTTTTCCGTGTTGTCGTGGATTGGTCGTGTTTTCAATGTTTTTAGCAAGCCAGGATAGGATTTGTTTTCTGGTTGGGGTATCTAGTTTTTTAAGTTGCTTGAGAGCTTTTTTATCAATATCTAGCCGATACATTAAGCAATATCCTCTCGAGATAGTCCTAGTTCATCCAAGACCTCATCCATGGTATAAGTAGCTGGGTCGGCTAAATACTCCATATAGGCTTGGTCGGCTGCTCGTGCGTCTTCGATATCTTCCATGAGTACCATGAAGTCGTCAAAATCCATGGTTGTTGTGTCGATACCGTGTTTGGTTAGGTAGTCCGTGATGTAGGAGTTTTTTTCTGTGAAATTGATCGTGATAGTCATTAGCGTTCTCCTTTGCTTTTGAAGTGGGCGGATAGAACGGATGTGATGAAGTCGATATCATCTTCATTTAGTGGTTTTCCGTCAAATAACATGGTGTTGGCTGCTGCTTTGCGTAAGTCTATGATTTGTCCATTTACTTGAGCAAATTCATCACTTCCAGCGATAGCAGGATTATCTGTCCGTCCGAGTAGGTAGTCAGCACTTACATTAAAATAATCAGCTATTTCTTTTAAAACTTTTGAACTAGGATTACTTCTTTTTAATCGATATAAAGTATTAGTTCCATAACCAAGTTTTTCTTCTAAAATATTTATAGAAATCCCCTGTTTATCAGCTAATTCTTTTATTTTATCGAATGCTACAAACATTAATTTTTCAACCTTTCTAAGCAAACGAAAAATAATTTTAAAATATTTGTAGAAAATAGTTGACTTATTTAGTCAAATGTTTTAAAATAATATTCGTAAGCTAAAGAGTTAGCGAACTAGACAACTAAAAAATAAAGCCTTACAAAACTGATTGGCGTCCGTTTACTGTAGGTAAAACTTACTTTTAGTAGGTCTTTTCTCTATGTTTTTATTTTAAAACATTTGACTAGAGTTGTCAAGAAGTTCGCTAACTTTTTAGATAATTTTTTAAAAGAAAGGGGGAGAGGAGAATGGTAGAGCCTTTCTTAATTGGCTTTGTTTTCGGTAGTTTTCTGTGCTACATTGTCGCTACTTTGATAGGTGCTGTATTGGACTTTAAACTTCAGAAGTGGCAACAACAAAGCGATAAAAGCAATCCAACCTGTAAGGATTGAAAACTGTAATTCTGTGAGAGTCAAGGTAGCGACAGCTATCACTGCAGTCCCTAAACCTACAGATGAAATGTAAGTTGTGATTTGTGTATAAACTTTATCAGGTATCAATTTTCTATTTCGTCCACATGAAATACAGTAATAAATTGAACCGAAAAATATAAAGCAAAGAATAAGAACGAATACAATAGCAAGGATTCTTTGTTCTGTAAAAGCTTTCAAGAAATCTGTTAACAGTGAATCAGAAATAGGATAGAAGGTAGTAAAAAGGTGAAATCCTACGATAACTGTCAAAATCGGAACTAGGACACCATATAAGATGATTTCCTTTAGATAGTGAAAAAATGAAGATTTCATTATTCTCCTCCAATCGTTTTTATTTTAATTATATCAAATTTAGAAAGGAAAAATATGAGTAAAGAACTAAAGATAATCAAGGCTAAAATCAAAACTCGTTTGATTGAGCTGGATATGACTCAAGCCGAATTGGCAAAACAAGTATCTGTAACATCATCAGTTATTTCAGAACTGCTGAAGTATGGAAAAGGAAGTGATTATGTGAAAGAAAAAGTCGTAGATATTTTGGGTATTGAAAACCCTTGGGAAAATAGTTAGAGCATGAGGAAATAGTATGAACAACGCAGCGCAAAAAGTAACACGGATTGACAAAGATGCCTGGGAGATTGCTACGGAGTTGGCGAACGAGTACGGGGTATCTATTTGTCACATCATCAGTGAGAGCGTCCGCTACTGTGCAGAGAATGCCGAATTTAAGGAGATGGACGTTGTCGTTAAACGATTGGTAGTCGGCAGTAAGGTGCTGGAGTAGGAGGGTGGAGATGAATGAACTAGTATGGTTTTACTTTGTTGTCATAATCAATCTTATCATTGGTTTTGCTACATACTACGCTAGCAAAAGAGATAGAGAAAAGCGCATCAACGGGTTTAAAAAAATACAAGATGATGAGCTTGAAAGAGTTAGAAATAAATTTAATTTATGATTTTTTAGAAGTCTTTTGAATAAATCTTTTATTTAAGTTTTGTTTGCTATTGCTTGCTTTATTAGCTATTTTTAAAGCTTTGTCAAAATCAACCTCGCCTGTAAAAACTTTGTAGGTAAGATCATTCATCTTCATAGACTTGTCGGTTTCAGTATCAAGCTGAGATACCTTCTCAAGTTCTTGCAACCGTAATTCATGAGCTTGTTTGATTTTTTCAAGTTCAAAGGCATGTTGCTGTTTTAGAGTATCTATCTGATGATGAAATTCTCTTTCGAGTTTTTCAACAGTATGTGAATGTTCTTTGGCTTGTTTTTCAATCTCAGCTTTATTGTTAGCTTTTGATGCGACATATGACCATAACCCTGATATTATTGCAAGAATAATACTAATCACAGGTTGAATAAGAGCTTGATATTCCATAAGATTTCTCCAATCGTTTTATTTTAATTATACCAAATTTAGAAAGGAACTTTATGAACGAAATTTTTAATTTTCACGGACAGGAAGTCCGTACTTTGACAATTGATAACGAGCCTTGGTTCGTCGGGAAAGATGTCGCAGACATCCTAGGATATAGTAAGGCTAGAAATGCGATTGCTCTTCATGTTGATGAAGAGGACGCCCTAAAACAGGGCATCCCTACTAGTGGTGGAACACAGGATATGTTGATCATCAATGAATCTGGTCTCTACTCTCTCATTTTATCCAGCAAATTGCTTCAAGCAAAAGAGTTCAAGCGTTGGGTGACATCAGAGGTCTTGCCAGCTATTAGAAAACAAGGCGGATTTATCCGAGAGGACTTGGATGAAGATGCTTTCATCGCTCTGTTTACTGGACAGAAGAAGTTGCGTGAGCAACAAGCGACTATGCTGGAAGATATTGACTACCTCAAGAGTGAGCAACCGATTCACCCAAGCTATGCTAAATCGCTCCTGAAGAAGCGTAAGGCTCGGGTCGTGGCTTGCTTAGGTGGCATTGATAGTCCGGCTTATGCGGATAAGACTTTCGCTCAGTCAGTCTTTAGACAAGCTGAGATTGACTTTAAAGACCACTTCAACATTAATCGCTATGACTTGCTACCGAAAAAATTCGCAGATGCAGCCTTGGCCTATTGGATGACTTGGGAGCCAAGCACCAATACCAAGATGAAAATCATGGAATTGAACTCATTTGACGAAGGGTAGGAGGGGAAGAAGATGGACAATGTTCTACTTTCACTGTCTGAATGGATTAAATCCATTATCAAGGACACAATCACAAGGCTAGTCGAAATAGAAAAAGATAGTGACCACTATCCAGAGCTGATGGATGTGAACACTACCTGTGATTTTCTAGGAATTAAGTATGCCACATTTTCAGATAATTATCGTTACTTAAAGGGATTTCCAAAGGAATTACCTGGTAAGAAATGGTCAAAAAGAGCCATCAAAGAATGGCTCTCTAATCAAATATAATAACTTTACTAAAAGGCTTCTGGACAAGGTCTTAGCAAAATTATTTGACTATATTATAGCACAAAAAGAGGATAAGGAGATAAAAATGTTTGAACCACCGATTTTAGACCAGCTGATGGGGGTTGGAGCCTTACTGCTTGGATTTGCAGGGGCTTGCCGTCATATCAAATTGCAGGAACAACGCAAGGAAGAAGAAAGACGAGAAGAGCAAGAATTTGCGTCTATGATTATTCGAGGCTATAACCATGCTTACGAACGTGGTAGAGAGGCTGAACGTCAAGAAATCCGCAAGAATATTCGTCGTCCGTTCAAGGGCTTTACCTACGACAATGAACCGCCTGTAGGCTTGCGTCCTGAGCCGTTAGCTTTGCCAGAACCTAAACAGTCTGCAATCAGATTTTTGTAATGAGGAGGTCAGGAAATGGAAGAATTGATTGAATGGCTGGATAACCTGATTATGATTGTTAAAGAACTGGAAGGAAGGGAATCAACTTCAAGACATTTTATTACGATATGGGAAAACGATTATAAAAATCTATTACTAGTCAAAGAATACCTAACCGACTATGAAAAACTAGCAAAGGACTATCGTTATGTGACCCTTAAAAATAAGCTGCTAAAGATTGAAAAAATGGAGCTGGAAGGCAGGTACATCTATGAAGATATGCGGATGAAGTATCGCGCTAACCGTAGGAAGTGGGGTGCTAGGTATGTCTGAAATTAAGTGGATAAAAATCACAACCGATATTTTTGACGATGAAAAGATTTGCCTGATTGATGCCTTGCCTGATCCTGATGCCATCTTAGTGATATGGTTCAAGATTTTGACACTTGCTGGAAAACATAACAGTAATGGTTTGTTGATGATGACTGATAAGGTTCACTATACAGATGAAATGTTAGCTACTATTTTTCGTAGACCATTGAATACAGTAAGAATGGCTATTGGAGTTTTTGAACAGTTTGGGATGATTGAGATTATCGATGGTATTATTAGCTTGCCAAATTGGGAAAAACATCAAAACGTTGACGGAATGGAGAAAATCAAGGAACAGACACGTAACCGTGTAGCCAAATACCGTAAAAAACAGAAAAATCTTGCTCTTGGTAACGTTACAGGTAACGTTACAGTAACGGACGGTAACGCACTAGAAGAAGATAAAGATAAGAATAAGAATAGATTAGATAAAGATAAGAATAAGAAAAGAATAACTACTACTAGTAGTGGTAGTGAAGAAAATATCTTAGAACTTTTTCAATCTGAGTTTCGTAGACTCTTATCTGGATTTGAAATTGAAGAAATCAACCATCTACTAAATGAGAATGATGTGGATTTGGTGAAAGAAGCATTGAAGACTGCTATTAACTCAGGAAAGCCGAACATCAAATATATTGGTGGGATTTTAAGAAATTGGCAGATGAACAATGTTACCACTGTTGAACAGGTTCGTCAATCGGAAAAGAAGAACAAGGATAAGAAAGAAGAACAGGAGGCCAAGGACGAATGGGGGTACTAGAACTAATTGAACAATTCGAGATTGACTATTATCCGTTAAGCTACGAGAAGAAAACTCTTTTAGCAGACCAACCAATTCATCAAGTGGTTGCCTGCTTGTCTGAAATGGCTAGCTGGCATGAATGCGGAGGTCGGCTAGTATGGTAGACAATGTGTTTGAGGAAATCGCCTTATCTTATCGTAGGAATACAGAACAACAAGAAGAGTTCTGCGAAAAGCATAACATCCCTTTGATAAAGATATTGAGGACCGAGAGTGTTGTATGTCGCATGTGTGAATCTGAGCGGATTCATGAAGAAAATCAGGAAAGAGTGAATGAACTGGCTAATGCTGAGAATGAGCGAGAGAGGAAATACTATCTTGAAAAGTTCTCTCTTTATGATGAGGTTTTGAAAAATGCGACTTTGGACAATTTTGAGACGCCAACCGAAAAAGAAGCGGAAAAGCTAGCTTTTGCAAAGAGGATTTGTCGTGAGTGGTCTGAGGGTGCTAGGAACAACATCGTGCTACAAGGAGAAGCTGGAACTGGCAAGAGCCATTTGGCCTTTGCTATGGTAAAGGCTTTATCTGAGTACACGAAAGAGATTGCTATATTTATCAATGTGACGGACTTACTGATGAAGATTAAAGCTGATTTTAGTCAGGAAGAGTTTCTGGTCAATAAGATTGCTAGCGCTAAGTTCTTGGTTTTGGATGATTTGGGCATGGAGAAGGATAGCGAATGGTCGTTTACTATTCTCTACAATATCCTGAATAAGCGTTCAAATACAATCATTACCACCAATTTGACTTCTGCTGATATTCAGAAAAGATATGGCAGACCCTTTATGTCCAGACTGATGAAGGGGGTGGATAAAGACCATTTGATGGTTTTCAACGACTTGACAAACAAGCGGAAGCAATATTTTTAGAACGGAGGTGGCTGATGTTTATTTTAAAGCATGGGACACGAGAGGATAAGCCGTTTCTGATGTCCGCTGTTATCGGTGTGACTGGCTTGGACATTTCATGTTCTGAGGAGAAGAAAGCCATGCGGTTTGTTTCTCGTGGGGCAGCCGTACAGGTTGGTAAGGCATTGAGGGGTTCCTTTGGGAACTTTTACCCAATTGAGGTGGAGTGATGTTAGAACTTTACTTCGTCTACAATGGGCACTGCAAGTTTTTCCTTGGGAGGTTTGACAATGTCGATGATCTCATTGAGCAGATGGAGGACCATCAATGGGTGTTCTCGGCTATCACTCATCCAAGGTTTCAGAAGCACATTGGTCAGCGGACGACACGGTTTGACTACGGTTCTAAGGATTGTTACTATTTAGCGACTTTTTCAGGAGGAGAAGAAAATGATTGAACTTATTAAAGAATTTGGAATGGCTATTCTGTTTTAGTGGGAGGTAAGAAACATGGTTGGAGTAACCTATCAGGAAATTCATCTCTTTGTTGAATTTTTGAAAGAGCAGTACGGGCAAGGTCGTCCAGACTATATTGAAGCCCTGAACGACTTAGACGGTCTGGTGGAAGTCTCCTACAGAGAAGCTATTGAAAGATTTTTAGAAGATGAATTATGATAAACGAACAGTCATTGATGGACTGAAACGCACAATCGAGCAAAACGAAGAGAAGATAATCGAGTATTCGAAGCCGTGCGATGCACGCAAGAGACGGATTAGAGCGCTGGAGCGCGATTTGTTGAGGAAAAAGAATAAAGAATTAAGACGGAAAGCGGAGGAGTTGGAAGATGATGGAAGAGTTAAAGCAAAAAGTTAATGAAGTATACAACTGGACGGTAGAAGACGGGAAGCCGCAACCTCCCAAGCAAGATTTACCACAAGCGGTGAAAGACCGGGCGGACTATTTTTGGGAAATGGCAGAAGATGGTATGACGTTTATGGGAGCGATGGAATGCATCTTCGCTGATGAAAAGCCTACAGACTATGATTTGGGATCTACTAAGGATTGGTTGCCAAAATCTAAGGAGTTTGATGATTGGATTGGCTATTCGCCAAGCATGGCTCAGGTAGTTATTGCAGTTTATTTGATTTACAGAGGAAGCGAAGATGAAACTTAATGAATTGATTAAGAAATATAAAAAACTTGAGGGTGTATGGAATGCTGAAGGAGCAGAACTAGCTCGTCAAATTTTTCTGCAAGACTTGGAACAACTAGATAAACCAAAACCAGTCAAAGTTCCGCAGTGTGTGGCGGAATATATAGAATTTAAAAAGAAAAACAATTTTCATGTTTACGGTGCAATGAGAGTAATTGAAGATCATTATGATAAGAAAGTTCCTGATTGGTTTTACGAAAATAACATCGAAAAATTCTGTCTTGCTTGGCTTAACGGCTATGAGGTCGAAAAAGAGAAGCGGTATCTGGTAAAGATTAAAGGGAATATTAAAGAAAATATGTTGGTTTATGGAGAACTTTTGGAAAGGTACTTCTTTACAAAAAGCTTTAGTTTAGACGATGCTATATATTCCCACACCCGTAAAGAACTAGAAAATGCAAAAATCGGCTGGGTGTTTGATTGTGAAGGGTTTGAGATTGAGGAGGTGGAGTGATGACACAAACACTTGAAGAAGGAATGAAGAATCAAAGTAAATGCATAAAAGTCCCAAGGGAAATCAGACCGTTTGATATAGGGTATCGAATAGTGAACAAATACGGTCAAGCGCTCGCTTTAAGAAATGGGGCAAGTATATTCGATTTGCCTTTTCTGGCTGAAAAAGCTATAGAAAAAGAATTTGGGAAGAATGATCCAGACTTTGACATCGGAAAGCATTCTGTTGAAGAGGTCGCTATTGTCAATTTAAGTAAATTTCATAGTTATTTTGAGGAGGTGGAATAATGGGAGATATACGAATACTAGACGCTTGTTGTGGCAGTCGTATGTTTTGGTTTGATAAAAACGAAAGTCACACAATTTTTATGGATATTAGGCAAGAAACATTTGAGATACATGACAAAAAGGTCAATGTAGACCCTGATATTATCGGTGATTTTCGTGACATGCCATTCGATGATGAAATATTTAATCTTGTTGTGTTCGACCCACCTCATCTTCTATGGGCTGGCCAGAAATCATTCATGCGTGCTCAATATGGACAATTAGATTTACTGACTTGGAGGTTAGATTTACAACAAGGTTTTGAAGAATGTTTTAGGGTCTTGAAATCAGGGGGAACACTTATTTTCAAGTGGTCTGATGCTCAAGTAAATGTTAAAGAAATTTTGGAATTGGTTCCGCATCAACCGCTTTTCGGTCAGCAACGTGGGACAACTCACTGGATGGCTTTTATGAAATTTTAGGAGGTATTAAGGAAATGAAAATGTTGACAAAGTCTGAATTCATAAAAAATTGAAAGAAGCTCGTGCTAGTCAACTATTAATTGAACGAAGATTGAATGAAATTTTTGACGAAAATGATTTTGAACTTGTTCATTTTGAAGCTGATAATAGCAATAATTTAGAAGAAGCTATTCAGTGTTATATAACCTATGGGGAAATGCCAATTTCTAAAAATCTAGATGATTTCTGGAATTGTTATAAAAAAATAGAAAAACGGAGGAAAAATAAGATGAATACAAAAATGAATTTGGAAGAAAAGGTTCAACAGTGGTTTGTTGACCGTGATTTAGAAAACGGTGGACGACTGGATAAGCAGTCATTAAAACTTAGCGAAGAGTTCGGTGAGTTATGCGCAGGCTATCTCAAGAAGAATGAGCAACTGACAAAAGACAGCATCGGAGATTGCGCAGTCGTGATTGTCGGTCTGGCCTTGCTGATAAAAAAGGATGTGCATAAGATTTTTAAAACATCAGGAAATGATAGAGATGTAATGACATGTTTTGTTTTTTTAAATCAAAATATAAGCGAATTTCAGTTATGTCAAGATTTTGGTGACAATGGCATTCTTGAATTATATCTGTCACGTACAATCTACTGGTTAAAATCGTTAAGTATCGCCCTTGGTTATAACTTCGAGGAATGTTTTGAACTGGCATACCAAGAAATCAAAGACCGAAAAGGTCGTTGGATTGACGGTACTTTCGTCAAAGAGGAGGATTTGGCATGATACCGAAATTTAGAGTGTGGGATAGAGCGCGAAACGAAATGAACTACAAAGTCATGGTAGGCAATTGTGATACAGATGACGAAAACTGGACTTGTCCTATCATTTGGATCGAAGAGGAAAAAGATTGGTTACATTTTGATGATTATGAATGTATCATGCAATCAACAGGACTCAAGGACAAGAACGGCAAGGAGGTATTCATCGGTGACATCGTTAAATGTACAAGAGGATGTCTCCATGAAGTATATTTAGAAAAAGAATACGGTGGCACATACATAGGTGGAATGCCTGCTGTATACCTAAAAGGATTTGGAGATGGATATGCGTGGACGGAATATGAGGAAATCATCGGCAATGTCTACGAAAATCCGGAGCTTTTGGAGGTCAACGAGTGAGATATTTTAAAATCCTATGTTTGGTATTACTGAACAAACAGTTAGATTTTATGGAACGAAGACAAGTAGGAATAGATATCCGATCTCGACAATTTTGATAACTTGTTTACATTTTTGAAAAACTTGGAGGTGGAAATTGAAAAAATTGAGCGACGAAGACCTCAAAACATTAGACAGAGAACTTTTCAAATTTCAAAACATTCAACGTACAATAGATTTGAGAAGGCTAGAATTAGAAACTCGAAACCCAGATGCTCAGAGTGGTCCCAGCGTAGGAATAAGCAAACCTACCGAAACTATCGCAGTCAGAATCGCAGATGATCCAACCTTAAAATTTCTCGAAGGGTTCAAAGCTATTATTAACAAACTCTTGATCAATCTAGTTGATGAAGATAAGGAAATCTTTAATCTGCGCTGGAGATATCCTCAACTGAGATGGGAAGAAATAGCAGAACAGAAATTCATGAGCAAAGCTACAATCTATCGACGTAGAAGGATTATCTTAGAACAGTACGCTATACTGAAAGGTGAGTTGTAAATAAGATTGAGACAAAAGACATCTTGAAGTCTCACAAAAAAAGGTCTATTATGATAGCATGAACTTCTGAAACAAAAACACACATCACACTTGAGGAGTCATCCTTAATTCTAGTCAAAAAGTTGTCCAACAGAAGTATCGTCAAGAGTCAGCAAATGCTGGCTTTTTGTTTTTGGAAAGGAGGTAGAATATGGAATTTGTATCACCGATAAAAGATAATGACGACATTCAGGCAATGAAAGATTATCTTAGAGAGTGGAATGAGATGTATTATATGCTATTCATTACAGGCCTGAATACTGGTTTGCGAGTCGGAGATATACTTACCTTGAAAGTTAAAGATGTTCAAGGCTGGCACATCAAACTGAGAGAACGGAAGACTGGCAAGCAGATAACAAGACGGATGACAAAAGAACTCAAGAAAGAAATGAGGAGATATGTCGAGGGCAAACCATTTCATCATTTCTTATTCAAGAGTAGGCAAGGTCAGAATAAAGCAATCACTCGTGAGCGAGCCTATCAAATCATACATGAAGCAGCTGAAGAACTTGGCATTGATAATGTTGGCACACATACAATGCGCAAGACATTCGGCTATAAATATTACAACAAGACAAAGGACGTAGGGACATTACAGAAAATGTTCAATCACTCATCACCTGCAATTACCCTGAGATACATAGGGATAGAACAAGCAGAGCTCGATGATGCTTTACGGAACTTTGTCATTTAATTTTTTTAGATATTACTTTCACATAATGAGTTAAGCATAAACTGAAAAAATGAAACTCTTTAAAACCCATGCTTAGTAAGGGTTTGAGATTTAGAGTGAGTTTAACAAAATATAAGATATGTGAAAGTGATGGGTAAAATTGGTATAGTTACAGGAGGTAGAAAATGATAAAAGAATATCGTGATGATTTTCTTGGAGAAAAGGCCTTCGAGAAATTAAATAAAGATATTGATGCCAATCCTGAAGTTGGCTTTGAAATTGTTGGATATACTCAAACAGCATTTGTAAATGGAATGCACATACCGCTAACAGCCATACTAGTAAAACGGGGTAATTTTTTTAAAGAATCAGAATGAGACAAAAGACGTCTTGAAGTCTCACAAAAAAAGGTTTATTATGGTAGCATAGATTTCTTGTATGAGGAGGGGATAGGTCAAAGGCCTGTCCCTTTTAGCGTTGAGAAAGGAGATTTGAGATGTATAACAAACCTATCAGACCATCCTTGAAATCTAAGAAGTGGGAGAAGTTCCGTGATAGGATAATGCGTAAGCATGATTATCTTTGCCAAGAAAGTTTGCGTTACGGAATTTCTGTTCAAGCAGAAATGGTACATCATATCTTTCCTGTGTCTGAATATCCTGAGCTTGAATTTGTTGAATGGAATTGCTTGCCATTGACGAATAAGAAACATAATACGTTTCATGATAGAGTGAACGATAGAGTAATCAACCAAGGATTGTATTGGCAGAAAAAAAGAAAAAAAGAATTTTTAAATTTTTTCAAAAATGAAAAATGAAAATTTTTAATCCCCCCCTCTTTTTGAAAAATCATTTTGGCCAGTAGGGTACCGGTGAAGGGAACTTTTTCCAAGTCGGGGGCCTTCAAACAAAAAGGGGGTAAAAACTAAGCAATTTTGACGAAAGGAGGTAGTTTTTGGCTAAACCAATTACAGCAAAGTCGATTAAGTCAAAAGTGGTCAAGCAGATGAAAGACTTGGGCACTTATCGGAAAGAGTTCGAAATGATCATTGACATTTTCGCAGGTATGTTATACCAGTATCAGAAACTTGCTCAAGATTATGCTAACTTGGGTTATCCAGTAACAGACACCTACGTCAATAAGGCTGGTGCTGAAAATGAGCGCAAAGTTCCAATCTTGACAGCTATGGAAATTTTGAGGAAAGACATTCTCAGCTACTCTAATCAGTTGATGATGAATCCTAAGTCGCTCGGTGAGGTAGTAGAACAAGAGGGTGAGTCAGTTCTTACTGAGATACTGAAGTTCAAGAACGAAATCAAGAAGAAGCGAGTGCCTGGCAATGGGTAATCTTGATAAAGCTAAAGAATACGCTCAACACGTCTTAACTCACCGAGAAGAACATTGCGAAGAAAACATCCTTGCTGCTGAACGTTTTTTCCGTGATTTAGAAAATCCAACCTTTGAGATGGATGAGGATATGGTGGATTTTGTTATTCACTTTATCGAGAACGTGATAGTTCATCAGCAGGGCGATGATATGTTTGCGGTATCTATCCGTAACAAGCCATTGCTTTTGCAACCGTGGCAACATTTCGTTGTAGTTAATCTGTTTGGTTTTTACTACAAGGGTACGAATGAGCGCAGGTTCAAAGAAGCGCTTATCATGCTTGCTCGGAAGAATGGGAAGACCTCGTTTACTGCTGCAATCGCACTTGCTTATCAGATATTAGATACAGATAGCGGTTCCAAATGCTATATCGTTGCTAACTCAGTCAAGCAAGCGATGGAAGCTTTTGGTTTTTTAAGATTCAACGTTGAACGCTGGAACGATAAGAACATTCGTATCAAGGATAATAACCAAGAACACTCTATCACCGCCAATTTTGGTGATGAAGGTTCTTTCTTTATCCAGGCTTTAGCGAATGATGAGAGCCGTCTGGACTCTTTGAACGGAAATGTTATCATCTTGGACGAAGCTCACACAATGAGGAACAGTAAGAAACATGGTCTTATGAAAAAAACAATGTCAGCATACCGTAACAGTATGCTTTTTGTTATCTCTACAGCTGGGGATATTCCTACCGGGTTCCTTGCTAATCGTTTGAAATACTGTCAAAAGGTGCTCAAGCAATTGGTCACTGATGATTCATTTTTCATCTTCATCTGCAAGGCTAATCAATCTGCTGATGGGGATGTAGTGGACTATCTGGACGAGAACATCCTCAAGATGGCTAATCCGTCATGGGGGGTCACGGTTTCGCTCAAGGCTCTCAAGGAAGAAGCAGAGCAGGCTATGAATGATCCTCAGACAAGAAATGAGTTTTTCAATAAGACCTTGAATATCTTTACAAACTCTATGAACGCTTATTTCAATCCGGATGAGTTTATTGCGTCGGATAGTTGTTACGATTGGAGTCTAGAAGAGCTGGCACGCTTGCCAATTCGTTGGTATGGTGGTGCGGACTTGTCAAGATTGCACGACTTAACAGCAGCTGCTCTCTATGGTGTCTATAATGATGGTGAGAAAGACGTTGATATCTGTATCACACATGCTTTCTTTCCTCGGATTAATGCTCAGAAGAAGGCTAACGATGATGGGATTCCACTTTTTGGCTGGCAGTCTGATGGTTGGTTGACGATGAGCAACACTCCAACGGTACTCTATGACGATATCGTCAAATGGTTCATCAGTATGCGTGAGCGTGGATTTAAAATCCAAGCTGTGGGGATGGATAGGAAGTTTGGTCGCGAGTTTTTAGCTAAGATGAAAAAGGCTAAGTTCAAGATGATTGACCAGCCTCAGTTATTCTATCTGAAATCTGAGGGGTTCAGACGGATTGAGTTCAAAGTCAAGAACAAGGAATTTTACTATCTTCATTCTGATGCTTATGAATACTGTGTGAGCAACGTTAGAGCAATTGAAAAGGTGGATGACGCTGTGCAATATGAAAAATTAGATGGAGACGGTGGGACTGCAAGGATTGACTTGTTTGATGCCAGCGTCTTTGCTTGTATACAGGTTCTTGCTAATCTTGGCAAGGGTGGTGATGTGATGAGATTCTTTGATTAGGTGAATTATGAATGAAATAGTATTATCAGAACATGAAATTAACTTGCTGATCAACAAAGGGCGAGTTAAAGTAATTTTAAACGGGGAAGTAGTAACTATTCGTCAAAGACATATGAAAAATTTGATGGCTGAAACAGTAAAATGGGAAAAACAGGTAATTGATGTCAGTCAGAATATCGTAAGAAATAAACACTTTGATTCACTTTTTCAAAATACTTTTCGTTAGAAAGGAGGTGAGGAAACATGGGTATTTTTGAAAAGTTTTGGAAACGAAACAAGCCAAGTAAGTCAATCAACATGCTGAGTCATTCAGATTTAGGGTTGTCAAACCTGATGGACTCGTATGTACCTTTGGCCAGAAATCCAGATGTGGTGACAGCGGTTAATAAGATTGCTGATTTGGTCTCTAATATGACCATCCACTTGATGGAGAATACAGATAAAGGTGATATCAGAATCCGTGATGGGCTTGCTAGAAAGATTGATATCAATCCGTGTAAACACATGACAAGGAAGTCATGGATTTTCAAGATTGTGCGCGATTTGCTTTTATATGGCGATGGGAACTCTGTCCTACATGTGGAATATGAACCTGTTACGGATTATATTTCTAATCTAAGACCATTTCCGATGAGAGAGGTTTCATTCCAAACAGATAAGGATTCCTATGTAATCTCATTTAGGGGTGAAGAATATTCCCCTGATGACGTAGTCCACTTCGTCATCAATCCAGATCCAGATATTCCATACATTGGTACTGGTTTTAGGGTGACGTTGACAGATGTGGTTCAAAGTTTGAACATGGCTACCAAGACTAAAAAAAGCTTTATGAACGGGAAGAATATTCCTAGTCTTATCGTTAAAGTAGACTCGTCTAGTGCTGAACTAGATTCGGAGCAAGGGCGTGAGCGTATCGCTGAGAAGTATTTGAGTACTAGCAGGGTTGGCGCTCCATGGATTGTTCCAGAGGCATTGCTGGACATTCAGCAGGTAAAACCGCTTAGTCTAACGGACATCGCTTTAAACGAGTCTGTGGAATTGGATAAAAGAACAGTTGCAGGTCTATTAGGAGTACCTGCTTTTATTTTGGGTGTAGGAGAGTTCAACAAGACAGAGTATAACAACTTTGTAAATACGACTGTCATGAGTATTGCTACCACTATTACTCAAACACTAACCAGGGACTTACTTTTGTCTAGCAATCGTTACTTCAAGCTAAATCCTCGTTCACTCTTCTCTTACAACATTACGGAGTTGTCTGCTGTTGCTCAACAAATGGCAAACAGTGCTGCAATGCGTCGTAATGAGTGGAGGGATTGGCTAGGGATGGCTCCTGATCCTGAGATGGAAGAGTTGATTGTTCTTGAAAACTTTCTCCCTCAGGAGAAACTAGGAGATCAAAATAAACTGAAGGGAGGTGAGGAAGAGAATGCAAAAGCGAAATAGCTATCGTGCCACTCAATTTCAAACGAGAGAAGAAGAATCTGGAGACTTGGTGTTGAGTGGCTATTTTATAAAATTTGATGAAGAGACGGAGTTGTGGCGTGGTTATCATGAAGTAATCAAGCGTGCTGGTGTTGAGAAAGCTGTCACAGACGCTGATATCAGAGCTTTATTTAACCATGATGATAGCCTTGTTCTCGGTCGAACAGGTAACGGAACTCTGACACTGGGTGTTGATGATGTTGGTCTTTTTGGAGATATCATCATTAACAAGGATGATCCTCAAGCTGTTGGGGCCTATGCCCGTGTCAAGCGTGGAGATGTTATAGGGTGTAGCTTTGGCTTTATACCGGTAAAAATCGAAACAGAAGAACGTGAAGATGGTTCATATTTGGACACTGTCTTAGAGCTAGAAATCTTTGAAGTGAGTCCATGTACTTTCCCAGCCTATCCACAAACGGAAATTGCTGCACGACAAAAAGACTTCGAAAGTCAGAAGCGTGCTAATCGTGAAGCGCTAGACAAGCGCAAGAAAGAAATTAAGGAGAAATTTAAGCTATGAATAAGGCATTAATCTTTGGTGCTCGTATGCGAGCAAAAGCAACTAAGGTAGTTGAGTTGGAAGAAACTATCGAAGAATTGAACAAACGTTCGGTTGTTGAGTTAGAAAAGTTGGATCGTGCTAAAAATGATGAAGAAGTTTCAGCAGTTGAAAAGACTGTAGACGGTCTTCAAAGGGAAATTGAAGAAAAAGAAGCTGAAAAAGTACAGCTTGAAAATGAGATCGATGAGTTAGATAAACAAATCAAAGAGCAAAATCGTAAAGCACCAACTTACCCAAGTCAAGAAAAACGTGGAGGACAGAAATTGGAACAACGTGACGCAATCGCTAAATACATTCGTACTGGTCAAACTCGTGACATTGTAGGCTTGAAAACTACTGATTCAGGAAGCGCAGCTTTAATCCCTACTGAAGTTTTGAAACCTCATTTTGTTAATAAAACACGTAATCCACTTTTGGATCTTGTGGAACGTGTGAAAGTTAATAGTGGATCTGGTAAATATCCAGTTATCAAGAAAACGGATGGTGTAATGGTTTCAACAGATGAATTGAAATCAAATCCAGAACTCGGAAAACCAGCAATCAGCGAGATTGATTATTCAATCAAGACTTACCGTGGATATGTCCCTGTGTCACAAGAAATGATTGACGACGCAGACTATGACATCATGTCCATTGTTGAAGACGAAGTGTTCAATCAAGGTGAAAACACTGAATTGTCATTAGTTACAGCTGTCCTCAAAACAGCTACCCAAGCAGATGCGGCTGGATTTGATGGTATTAAAGATATCTACAACAAGAAGCTTAAATCAATTTATAAAGCAAGCATCGTTGTAACTAAGTCAATGTTTGCTGCGCTTGACAAAGTGAAGGACAAAGATGGGCGCTACATGCTTCAAACTGATGTGGCTTCACCTACTGGCTATTCATTTGGTGGGAAAACAATCTACAAAGTAGATGACACAGTGTTTGGAAACGAAGGAGATATGAAATTCTTCATCGGAGATGTTACTGAGTTCGTCAAAGAGTTTGACCGTTCTCAAGTATCCGTTAAATGGGTGAACAATGACATTTACGGACAATTGCTTGGGCTTTTTATCCGTTTGGATATTAAGAAAGCAGATGAAGAAGCTGGATTCTTCGGAACATATACTGATGTTGTAGCTTAAGGAGGTAGCGTATGAGCTATAAAGTAATCCGTCCTTTCAAGGACTTGGCTGATCCTGAAAATCATGACTACGCTGTTGGCGATATCTTTCCTCGTGAGGGATATGAGCCAACAGATAGCTTTACCAATGGCCTTTTGACTGGCGCTAACACTGCTGGCTCTATCTTCCTTGAGGTTTTGGGAGATGATGAACCTAAGAAACCAGCGCCTGAAACAAAAGAAGTGAAGGAAGAGCCCGCAGTTGAGCAGGAAGAAACAGTTGAGGAAACTGCTGAAGAGTCTGCTGAGGAAGTTGAGGAATAGACATGGACCAAGGTCAGCTTTTAGAGTTGCTGAAGCTTAAGTTGGGTATTTCAACCGACTTGAGAGACAAGCCGTTAAAAAAAATCATTTCAAGTGTCATCACTGAATTGACCGATAATCTCGGTATCGAGCTTGTTGGTGAGCGTGCTGACCATGAAATGTTTATCGTTGACTATGCCGCTTATCGTTATGAGGGTGGGGTGGATATGCCACGTCACCTTCAGTGGCGACTGCATAATTTACAGATAGCATCAAAGAAAGAGGTCAAGAATGTGGAATCATGAAATCACACTGATCTCCAAGAAAGTAACAGGTAAGGATAAGTTACTACAACCAATCTCTGAAGATGTTGAAGTTACTCTCTTATGTCGCAAAAAGAGGGTCACTCGCTCTGAATTTTATCAGGCGAATCAGGTAGGGCTTAAACCGAGCTTGGTCGTTGAGATTCGAAATTTTGAGTATGAGAATCAAGAGCTTGCGAAGTTCGAAGGCAAGCAATATCATATCTTGAAAACCTATCCTATTGATTCTGAAATTTTAGAGTTGACTTTGTCAGAGGTGTTGAAATGAGTAATGACCTTGCTGATTTGATAGCGAAAGAGCTTGCAGCTTACTCTGATGAGGTTACTGAAGAAGTGGATAAGATTGCAGAGCAAGTGACTGATGAGACTGTGGATGAGTTGAAAGAGACAAGTCCGAAACGGTACGGAAAGTATCGTAGAAGTTGGAAAAAGAAGAAGTTGGCCAATGGCTCTTTTGTTGTGTTCAACGCAGTTGCAAGTCTTACTCACATACTTGAAAACGGGCACCTTTCAAGAAATGGTGGTCGTGTCGCTGGTATCGTCCACATCAAGCCAGCTGAAGAAAAAGCAATTCAGAACTTTGAGAAGCGAATCAAGGAGATTGGGAAATGAAGCTATCAGACTTTGCTGCTATTTTGGAACAGGCAAACTTGCCTGTCACTTATCGAGCGTTTAAAATTGGAAACGCTCCTGACCTACCTTACCTGGTCTATTATGAATCAAGTCCAGTCATCAATTCAGCTGACAACACGGTTAATCATCAGATTAAGAGCGTGACAGTTGAGCTGGCTTTTGAGAGTAAGGATGAAGATTTGGAAGAACGTCTGGAAGAGCTGTGGGCAAACCACAAGCTCTTTTTTGAAGTTCAAGAAGAAACATTTATCGAGACTGAAAGACTCTATGTCAAGTCTTACACAGTCTATCTATACTAAGGAGGAATGACATGACTCAAGAAAATAAAGTAACCTTTGGCCTAGAAAATGTACATATCGCACCTATCAAGACACTTGCAGCAGATGGAGTTATCACTTACGGCGATGTTTTTCGTTTTCCTGGAGCAATAGAGCTGATACTTGATACTAAAGGGGAAACAACCCCTATCAAAGCAGACAACAAGGATTACCATTTCATGAATTCAAACGAAGGATATGAGGGTAAACTTAAAATCCCACACATCATTGATGAATTTGCGACAAAAATTCTTGGTGAAATCAAGGACCCTCAAACTGGTGTTATGACTGAAAAAGCAGATGCGAGCTTGACAGAGTTCGCAATGATGTTCCAGTTTGAAGGCGACAAAAACAAGACTCGCTATGTGATGTACTACTGTTTTGCCAGTCGCCCATCTCTTGGCTCAAAAACTAAGAACGGGACATCAACCAACGAACGTGAACTTAGTTTCAAAGCTAGCCCGCGTCCATTGGATACAGTTGTCAAGCGTTCTATCACATCAGCTGATGACAAGGATGCGTATGACAACTGGTTCAAGAAAGTCTATGAACCTACTGCGGTTGCAGCTTAAGGAGAAAATCTATGCGTAAAATCGTTTTGGTTGGTGATCAGGAGTATGAGTTGGGGACCAACGGCTATACTCCTATTGCTTACAAGCAACAATTTGGGAAAGATTATTTTCAAGATTTGTTTTCAATGTTGAAAAATCAATCATTCATGAATGAATTGAACAAGCTGGAAACTGACAAAGAGTTGACTGCAACTGATATTGACATTTCGATGCTGTCAGATTTTGATATGACATTTTTCAACCGTCTTTTTTGGACCTTTGCTAAATCTGCAAATCCTCACATCAAGCCTTATGAACAATTCTTCATGGAAATGGAAGTCTTTCCGATTCAGGAAGTTGGGCCTGTATTGATGGAAATGCTGAATGCGAGCATGACGACAAAAAAGCACCAGATGAATCAGAATCAGCTAGCGAAGAAATCTTCACAGTAGAATCCTACTTATCTTGCTGTAAAGAAACTGGTCTTTCTATTGATGATCTAAAGCACATTTCAATCGGAATGGCTCTGGATTATCAGACGGATTATGTGAATCTACGGAGCGAGGATAAGGGTGGCGAACGGAAAGCCACGCAAGCTGATTTTGACAGTTTTTAAAGAAAAATGAGTGCTGAGAGAGCGATTCTGAGACCAAGTTCCTTGGTCTGGCTGCATTATCAGTGGTAGAAGTTCTCTCAGCGCTTTTCTATTTTTTGAGAAAGGAGGAAATATGGCAGGAAATATCAAAGGTATCAAAATTGAAATCGATGGCGACACGCAACCCTTGCAGAAGGCGCTGAAAAATGTCAATAAGGCCGCTACTGATGCAAGTCAGGAGTTGAGACAGATTGACAAGGCCTTGAAATTTGATACAGGGAACGTAACGCTCCTGACTCAGAAACAAGAGGTCTTACAAAAGCAAGTTTCGACGACCAAAGAGAAACTAGAAACCTTGAGACAAGCTCAGTCTCAGGTGGAACAGCAATTCAAAAATGGCGATATCGGTGCTGACCAGTACCGTGCTTTCCAACGTGAAGTAGAAGTGACTCAAAACGTCCTAAAAGGATATGAGGGTAAGCTTGCAAATGTGAATCAGGCGCTTAATGAGAATGGGAGTGCTACTCAGAACAACAAGAACCAATTAAAAGAGTTGCAAAATGAGCAGAGTCAACTTGCTTCAGAGATGAGTAAGGTGACAAGTTCATTCAAACTGCAAGAAAGCGCTTTGGGTTCAAATGCTAGTGAAGCCGAGAGAAATGCTCTTGCTCAGAAAAAGATTGGTGCTCAGTCTGAGATTGTAAGTAAACAGATTTCAAATCTAGAACAGCAATTGGAAATCACTAAAAAAGAATTTGGTGAGAACTCCACACAAGCCAACAGGATGGAAGCAGAGCTAAATCAGGCTAAGACAGCATTCAATCATCTCAATGATGAGATGAAAGGAACAAAGTCTGCTGCTGATAGCACTCAAGAAAGTTTAAGTGAAATCTCAAGAAATTTAAGAGCAGAACTACTTCAACAGTTTAGTGAGAAGTTGAGTGCTATTTCAGAAAAGCTTGTGGAAGTAGGAAAAGAAGCGTTAGAAGCAGCTGCTCAAATGCAAGCTAGTAATGCTCAATTTACTACCGTTTTCGGAGATATGGAAACCCAAGCAAGAGAAGCGTTGAATGCTATTGGTCAGGAAATGGATATTGTCCCAGAGCGATTGCAAGGATCATTCACTCAGATGGCTTCATTTGCAAAAACTTCAGGATTGGATACAGCAGAAGCTTTGGATCTTACTTCTCGTGCAACTAGGGCAGCAGCAGACGGTGCAGCCTTCTATGACAAATCTATTGAGAGCGTGACAGAGAGCTTACAATCTTTTTTGAAGGGAAACTTTGCTAACGATGCGGCTCTTGGCATTTCTGCAACAGAAACGACCAGGAATGCCGCTGCAAATAAATTGTACGGAAAGTCATTCAAGGACTTGAGCGAAGCGCAGAAGCAATTGACCTTGCTTCAGATGGTCGAAGACGGAAATAAACTCTCAGGAGCTCTTGGACAGGCTGCAAGAGAATCAGACGGCCTGGAAAACGTGATGGGGAATCTGAAACAAGCTGGGACCAATGCATTATCTGCTATTGGTCAACCTCTTCTAGAAATGATGATTCCTGTTTTTCAAACCTTGGCAACGATTGTGAAAGGTGTAGCTGAGCTGTTCAGTTCCTTACCTGCTCCAGTAAAAGATTTTGTTGTTATTTTAGGAACAGTTGTGACTGCTGTAGGGGTCATAGCCCCCATATTCTTATCGTTGCAAGCCCTTGCTGAGTTTTTAAAAATATCTATTGGAGAAATGATAATTGCCGCATTGCCAATTATTGGAACAGCTATTGCAATTGCTGCTGCAGTTGCTGCAATTATTGTTATTGTAAAATATCTCTGGGAAACTAACGAAGGTTTTCGAGATGCGGTCACGACCGTTTGGAATGCGATTCTTGAAGTTATCAATGCAGTCGTATCAGAGATTTCTAATTTTGTCATGAGTATCTTTGGAACGGTTGTTGCTTGGTGGACGGAGAACCAGGAACTTATTCGAGCAAGTGCTGAGACTGTCTGGAATGCTATCTATACGGTTATAAGCACAATTCTGGAAATTTTAGGTCCACTCATTCAAGCTGGTTGGGATAATATCCAACTTGTCATTACAACAGCTTGGGAAATCATTAAGACTGTTGTTGAGACTGCAATAAACGTTGTCCTTGGTATCATTCAAGCAGTTATGCAGATCATCAATGGTGATTGGTCAGGCGCTTGGGAAACTATTAAGGGGGTATTCTCTACTGTATGGCAAGCTATCCAAAGCATTGTACAGACCATTTTTTCAGCTATCCAGAGTTATATTTCAAATATTCTCAACGGCATTTCAGGAACTGTATCAAATATCTGGAACAGCATCAAGGACACTGTCTCAAATGTGTTAAATGCTATATCTAGTACTGTATCAAGTGTTTGGGAAGGTATCAAGAGTACCATTTCAAGTGCTATCAATGGTGCAAGGGATGCTGTTTCTTCAGCTATTGAAGCCATCAAAGGATTGTTTAACTTCAACATCAGCTGGCCACATATCCCACTACCTCACTTTTACGTGAGTGGTTCGGCCAATCCATTAGATTGGTTGAGTCAAGGTGTTCCAAGTATTGGAATCGAATGGTATGCCAAAGGCGGTATCATGACGAAACCAACTATCTTTGGAATGAATGGTAATAACATAATGGTTGGTGGTGAAGCTGGGAATGAAGCAGTATTGCCACTTAACGACAAAACGCTTGGAGCCATCGGTCGAGGTATCGCTCAAACTATGGGTGGAACTTCACCAACCATTAACATTACCATTACTGGCAACACTGTCAGAGAAGAAGCCGACATCAGTCGTATTGCTGATGAGGTGGCTCAGCGTATTGCTGACGAGTTGCAACGTAAGACACAATTGAGAGGAGGGGTTACATGATAAAGCATAATGAGCTTGTGATTGACGGTGTGAGAACATCGTCTTTTCCGTTTAAAGTCATTGTCCATGATTCTCCTTCAATTGCTCTGGGAGAGAGCAAGACAGCTCTTTTGGAGCATGGTGGTATCAGTGGGGCAATTGTTCAGACGAACAAGCACAGGGAACTGGTCAAGAAATCTTATACGATTTACTTAGTCAAACCGACTGAGGAGCAGATGAACCAATTTATGAGTCTGTTTATCCGTGAGAAGTTCTGGTTAGAGAGCGAGCGAGTCAAAACAACTCGTCTCTGGTGCTATAAGGTCAATGTGACTGACCTTGAAGAAGTACAACCTGGTCTTTACATGACCAAAGCGACCTTCACTTGCCATCCTACAAAATACTTTAAAGGCTCCGATACACAGAGATTGACAAGAAGTGGAACCTTGACCGTTCAAGGTTCTGCTCTTGCTTTTCCTAAAATCACAATCGTTGGTCAGAGCGCTGTTGAGACTTCATTTACAATCGCTGGTCAGGTCATTAGGCTTGAAAAACTCTCAGAATCGCTTGTGATGGTTAATAATCCTGACAATCCTAGCTTTAAAACGACAACAGGGAAGCCAGTCAAATGGTCAGGGGATTTTATCACAGTTGATCCAGCGAAAGTTAAGAATATTGGGGTTGTTTTAGGCCCAGGTATTCAATCGATTGAAATCGAAACGGTTTGGGGGTGGGCATAATTGCTTTATCTACTTAATAAAGATGTAAGAACCGTTCGATGGAACGGGGAGCCACTTCATGAAGCGACTTCGGCGATTGTTAAAGAGATCATGAATGGTGATTTCACCTTAACTGTGAAATATCCCATTTCCGACTCTGGTATTTATCAGCTCATCCAAGAAGATATGTTGATAAAAGCGCCGACTCCTGTTCTTGGTGCGCAGCTATTTCGCATTAAGAAACCTGTTGAATACAATGATCATCTGGAAATCACAGCCTATCACATTTCAGACGATGTGATGCAACGTTCTATCACACCAGTAAGTGTGACTAGTCAGAGTTGTGGCATGGCTCTTTCTCGCATGGTACAAAACACCAAAACGGCTCTTGGAGACTTCTCATTCAACAGTGATATCCAGGACCGTAGGACCTTCAATACGACTGAAACAGAAACCCTATACTCTATATTGCTGGACGGTAAGCACAGCATTGTTGGTACATGGGAATGCGAGCTGGTTCGTGATAACTTTGCGATAACTGTCAAGAAGAGTCGTGGGGAGAATCGTGGTGTTGTTATTACAACGCACAAAAATCTGAAGAACTACCAACGCACAAAAAACAGTCAGAATGTTGTCACAAGAATTCACGCAAAGTCGACTTTTAAACCTGAAGGTGCTGAAAAAGAAACGACTATCAGAGTGACTGTTGATAGTCCTCTTATCAACTCATACCCTTATATCAATGAAAAAGAGTATGAGAACAACAATGCTAAAACTGTTGAAGAGTTGCAGAAGTGGGCACAGTCTAAGTTCTCAAATGAGGGAATTGACAAGGTCTCTGATGCTATCAAGATTGAAGCTTATGAACTTGATGGGCAAGTGGTCCATATGGGCGACACGGTCAATCTCAAGAGCTGGAAACATAATGTCGATGCATTCAAGAAAGCTATTGCTTATGAGTTCGATGCCTTAAAAGAAGAATACATCTCTCTGACTTTCGATGATAAGGCAGGTATTGGTGGTTCTAGAGCTTCTGGTGGCCTATCTAGCGCAGCCGATGCAATTCTTGGAGTGACAGAATCTGCACAAGAAATCGCCCTTGAAAAGGCTCTTCAAAATGCTGACTTAGACTTTGATCATAAGGCTGGATTGCTTAGACAGGAAATTTCTGACGATATTGAACTTGCCAAGGCCAAGGCGGAAGAAGTCAAGCGAGAACTGTCTGACACTATCAATCAGCGCTTTAATAGCTTTGACAACGGGCCATTGAAAGAAACTAAGCGCAAGGCTGAGGAAGCTTTGAGACAAGCTGGCGCAAGTAGCTCTCTTGCTCAGGAAGCCAAGCGGATTGGGCTGGATTCTGTTGCTAGACTTGAAGCGTTTAAGTCGCAGACTACGAGCGCACAAACGGCTCTGTCAGGTGACTTGGACGCTCTGAAACGGACTATCGCGAATGATATTCGACCGAAGCAAGCACAGGCTGAAGCTGAGATTGCCAAGCAAGCTGAAGCACTTAGCCGGACTAAAAATGAACTGGCTGGCGCAAGTACCCTACTTGCACAGGAAGCTAAGCGGATTGAGCTGGATTCTGTTGCTAGACTTGAAGCGTTTAAGTCGCAGACTACGAGCGCTCAGACGGCTTTGTCAGGTGACTTGGATGTTCTAAAACAAACTATCGCAAACGATATTCGACCGAAGCAAGCACAGGCTGAAGCTGAGATTGCCAAGCAAGTTGAAGCACTTAGCCGGACTAAGAATGAACTGGCTGGCGTGAAGTCAGCGCAAGCGACGTATAAGGAGACGACGACTCGTAGACTGTCAGAACTGACCAACTTGGCCAATGGTAAAGCCAGCAAGTCAGAACTTACGCAGACAGCTGAGGAGCTAGCTAGTCGGATTGCGAGTGTGCAGGCATCCGGTCGAAATCTATTCTTGAACTCACTATTCAAGCAGGATATTTCAAAAACAGGAATTTGGACAACGAGTACATATACGGCTGCTATCGATAGCGAAAGTAAGTATCTTGGACACAAGGCTCTTAAAATTATAGGTCTGAATCCATCTGGCCGTGATGGAGGTAATCCCAAGGTTACCTATCCAGCTCTGGGTCAATTCGGGAAAGTAATTCCCGGAAGTACGACTAATCAAGATGTAACCATTAGTTTTTATGCTAAGGCAAATAAAAATGGAATAATGCTAAGATCTCGATTAGGGAATATCGGATATAAAACTGGAAATGTGACATTGTCGACAGAAATTAAGCGATATGTTGTCCATATTCCAAAAGGTTGGACAAACGAATCCAAGCAGACCACAAATGAATGGTTGTTCAATTTCAACCAGGAAGGAACCGTTTGGATTTGGATGCCGAAGTTTGAAATAAGCGATGTAGATACTTCTTATTCAGAAGCTCCTGAAGATATAGAAGGTCAGATTTCAACAGTTGAATCGACCTTTAAACAACGAGCCAACTCGCTCGACGCTGGTGTAAGCCGTCTGACTGAAGGCCTTAGAACTAAAGCGGATATCAGCGCACTCAACGTGACTGCTGAAAATATTAGGCAGTCGGTGAAGAGTCTTGAGACAGACACGCAGAACAAGCTAAATCAGAAGTTGAGTCAGGCTGAATTTGAGGTGCGAGCCGGCTCTATCCGTCAGGAAATCCTGAACGCAACCAAGGATAAAGCCAGCAAGTCAGAACTCACGCAGACAGCTGAGGAGCTCTCTAGTAAGATAGCGAGTGTGCAGGTCGGGGGTAGGAATTATATCCGGGGTACAAAGCGCATGATGCTAGCCAGAGGATTGTGGGCATCAGGTACTTTTAGACCGTCAGGCGCTGGGACGGCAAAGACGATTGATGTATCAGACAGTCCAGTAACTGGCTTTGATAAAGCGATACGATTGACCTCAAGCAATGCTAGAGACCAAATAGGTATTGCTCAAGATGGATTTTATATCTCGCAAGGCACATACACGATGTCTTGTTGGGTCAAAGGCAGAAGAGGTCAAAAGGTCAAGCTACAAACTTATTGGCAAGTCAATGATAATTCGGGTATTTCGCCCATCTTTACATTAAAGGATGAAAATTGGACAAAGCTATCGTTTACTAGCGCTAGAAATAGGGCTGGAGTCGCATCAATTGGCTATGTGTATCTCGTAAATGCTGAAGTCGGAGAATATTTAGATGTTCTTGCGCCCCAGCTGGAAGACGGAAGTTTGGCAACAAGCTCAAAAGAAGCTCCTGAAGATATAGAAGGTCAGATTTCAACAGTAGAATCGACCTTTAAACAACGAGCCAACTCGCTCGACGCTGGTGTGAGAAGCTTGACTGAAGGGCTTAGAACCAAAGTGGATATCAGCTCACTCAATGTGACTGCTGAAAATATCCGGCAATCTGTGAAGAGGCTTGAGACAGACACGCAGAACAAGCTAAATCAGAAGTTGAGTCAGGCTGAATTTGAGGTGCGAGCCGGCTCTATCCGTCAGGAAATCCTGAACGCAACCAAGGATAAAGCCAGCAAGTCAGAACTCACGCAGACAGCTGAGGAGCTCTCTAGTAAGATAGCGAGTGTGCAGGCATCCGGTCGAAATCTATTCTTGAACTCACTATTCAAGCAGGATATTTCAAAAACAGGAATTTGGACAACGAGTACATATACGGCTGCTATCGATAGCGAAAGTAAGTATCTTGGATATAACGCTCTTAAAATTATAGGTCTGAATCCATCTGGCCGTGATGGAGGGAATCCCAAGGTTACTTATCCAGCTCTGGGTCAATTCGGGAAAGTAATTCCCGGAAGTACGACTAATCAAGATGTAACCATTAGTTTTTATGCTAAGGCAAATAAAAATGGAATAATGCTAAGATCTCGATTAGGGAATATCGGATATAAAACTGGAAATGTGACATTGTCGACAGAAATTAAGCGATATGTTGTCCATATTCCAAAAGGTTGGACAAACGAATCCAAGCAGACCACAAATGAATGGTTGTTCAATTTCAACCAGGAAGGAACCGTTTGGATTTGGATGCCGAAGTTTGAAATAAGCGATGTAGATACTTCTTATTCAGAAGCTCCTGAAGATATAGAAGGTCAGATTTCAACAGTTGAATCGACCTTTAAACAACGAGCCAACTCGCTCGACGCTGGTGTAAGCCGTCTGACTGAAGGCCTTAGAACCAAAGTGGATATCAGCGCACTCAACGTGACTGCTGAAAATATCCGGCAATCTGTGAAGAGTCTTGAGACAGACACGCAGAACAAGCTAAATCAGAAGTTGAGTCAGGCTGAATTTGAGGTGCGAGCCGGCTCTATCCGTCAGGAAATCCTGAACGCAACCAAGGATAAAGCCAGCAAGTCAGAACTTACGCAGACAGCTGAGGAGCTCTCTAGTAAGATAGCGAGTGTGCAGGTCGGAGGAATCAACCTCTTGCGTAATACTGCGAGTTTGTTGATTGGCGATCGTTCAAAAGGATGTTGGATGAGTGCAAGCGGAGGAAATGGGCGAGCGATTAGCGTAGAAGTTTTGGATCCTCCCAAAAAAATGATAAAAAACATGATTCGTGTTATTGAAAATACGAATGGTGGAAATAAAGATTTAACTCAACTTGTTAGATTGCGAATTGGTGAAAAGTACACGATTTCTTGTTATGCAAGGATTGCTAGCGATAGCCCAAATGCAAACGTGAACTTGCTATTTCGTTCGTGGGCAAATAATACCGATTTAAATCGCAAATTTCAGAAATCCATCTCTCATAAAAATTGGCAAAAATATTCATTTACATTTACTGCTGATGCAATTGAAAATTCAATTCAATTTGGACAATCTGGCGCAGGAATTATCGAAATATGCGCTCCGAAAATCGAATCAGGAACGTTAGCGACTGATTACAGCGAAGCTCCTGAAGATATAGAAGGTCAGATTTCAACAGTTGAATCCAACTTTAAACAGCGTGCTGATTCACTCGAAGCTGGTGTAAGCCGTCTGACTGAAGGCCTTAGAACTAAAGTGGATATCAGCGCACTCAACGTGACTGCTGAAAATATCCGGCAATCTGTGAAGAGTCTTGAGACAGACACGCAGAACAAACTAAATCAGAAGTTGAGTCAGGCTGAATTTGAGGTGCGAGCTGGCTCTATCCGTCAGGAAATCCTGAACGCAACCAAGGATAAAGCAGATAAGACTTTAGTTGTATCTGAAGCTGGGAAATTGCGTGAAGAATTTTCAAAAATGAAGGTGGGAGGACGGAATCTATGGATAAAATCCAAGACGGTTGGAGCTGTAATTGAAAAATTACCTGAAAACCACGTCACAGGTCAAAAAGAATGCTATAGGCTAGAGAACAACTCTACTTTAACGTTCAACATTGAACCAGATTTCAGCTCAAGGTTGTATCAAAAAGTTACTTTTAGCGCTTGGGTCAAGTACGAAAATGTAGTCCAAGGTCGAAATTTTTGGAATGTATTTAATTGCTTCAAACATTATCTTTTTAGAAAAAATAGTGAGACCGGAGTACAGAGTGGTCCAGATTATGCTACGCTTGGTATGTATAAAGGTTCGGCAGATTGGAAATATATTACATTCACTTATGACTACTCTGAAAAAACAAATTTTGATCAATTGAAGACATCATTGCGATTCAATCTTGAAGGTGCTACAAGCGGTACAGCTTGGGTAACAGGAATCAAGGTTGAAATCGGTAGTGTGGCGACGGACTGGAGTCCTGCGCCTGAGGACGCTGATGGTCTCATCACTGAAGCTAAGGCTACCTTTGAGCGGACAGCTCAGGGCTTGCGAACCGATTTATCAGCTATTCAGGAATATGTAAATAAAGACGGTCAGCGACAGGAAGCCCTACAGCGCTATACTCGTGAGGAGAGCACGAGACAAGCGACAGCAGTCCGTGAGCTGGTCAATCGTGATTTCGTTGGTAAGGCTACTTATCAAGAAGATGTTAAGGGTATCAATCAGAGGATTGAAGCTGTTAAAACTAGTGCGAATAAAGACATCGCTAGTCAAATCGCTAGCTATCGTCAATCTGTAGATGGTAAGTTCACGGATATTTCAAGTCAGATAACTACTTATAAGCAAGATGTGGGCGGTCAAATCAGTGGTCTATCAAATAGACTTACAAGCAGTGAGCAAGGAACCACTACTCAGATTTCAAATATTTCAAATCGGATAAACAGTAATAAGCAAGGCACAGATAATCAGATTTCAAATTTAAAGACTCAGGTCGCTACAAACAAGGATAATGCTGAACGACAAATGGGTAGAATATCTGATCAGGTTTCTGCAAACAAAGCGAATGCTGATCGTCAATTTGCGAATGTGACCAATCAATTAGTGCGAAAAGTAGAGACTACTGACTTCCAGCGTGTTAAGGAAACCAGTAAACTTTACGAGCGGATTTTGGGCAATACTGAAAATGGAATTGCGGATAAGGTTGCTCGCATGGCTCTGACCAATCAACTGTTTCAGGTTGAGGTTGGGAAATATAGTGTAAGCGGCCCTAACCTCATTAAGAATAGTGATTTTAAAAATGGTACGAATGAATGGGGCTCAACTCAAAATTTAGGAAGATTGGTTAAGCATAGCTTTTATCACAACGGGCAGAAAGACCTTATGCGTTTAAGTAATGCAACTAAAAACGAAAACTTTTTGTATAGTCACCGTTTTAATCTTGAACGAAATACTGACTATGTACTGAATTTTAGAGGATTTAACAACAGTGCTCTAGCAAGCTATGATGTTTATATTTTGGGACGAAGAGCAGGCGAGAGCGATGGATTCACAATCGTTAAGAAAGTTGTTAGCAGCAAGAAACTATCTACCTCTAGATGCGAAGATGTCTCAGTAACTTTTAATTCCGGAGAAATGGATAATGCTTACATTCGTTTTGATAACAATGGTTCATCATCAGGAACAGCTGATTTGTATATTACAGAAGTTGACTTGTACAAAGGTTATAAACCTAGAACATGGCAACCACATACAGAAGATGCAGTCGCAGATGCGAATAAGAAGCTTGAAGCAACGCAAACAAAAATGACTCAACTAGCTGGCTCATGGGTAGTTGAAAACATCAACTCGGCTGGAGATATCATCTCTGGAATCAATCTTGGCGCCAATGGACATAACCGCTTTGTTGGGAAATTGACCCACATCACTGGAGAGACCCTGATTGACAGAGCAGTCATCAAGTCTGCCATGGTTGATAAGCTCAAAACGGCCAATTTTGAAGCTGGTTCGGTCACGACTACGATATTAGACGCTGAAGCGGTAACTGCTGAGAAGTTGAAAGTTGACGATGCGCTTATTAGAAAATTAACTGCAAAAGATGCTTTTATTGACCGACTGACATCTAAACGTATCTTCTCTACTAAGGTTGAGTCCGTCATTTCTAGCTCAACCTTCCTAGAAGCCTATCAAGGCCGAATCGGTGGATTCACACTTGGTCAATTTGACCAGGGTGGCGGTCGCTGGATTTCAGGTGTCAATCAGTTCTCTGTTGGTATGGGGAATGGTGCCGGGTATGGAGTCCGGACAGCCTTCTGGGCGAACTGGGGAAATAATTGGAACTATGCCGGACCTAAAGCATGGAACGTCAATACTGATGGGAAAATGTACTGTAGGAATGAAGTCGGTTTTTATGATCAAGTGGATTTTTCGAATTCATCGAGAGCAAACTTCTATGGGAATACTACTTTTTCTCGTTCTCCTGTGTTTTCAAATGGTATCGAACTTGGAAGTAAAGATGTGCTTGGTGATGGTTGGAATCCCAAAGGCGGAAGGAATGCGGTTGTTTGGTGGAATCAGGTCGGTAGCGGTAGCGTGAAGTATTGGATGGAACAAAAATCAGACAGACGCTTAAAAGAGAACATCACAGATACAGCTGTGAAAGCCTTGGATAAAATCAACAGATTAAGAATGGTTGCATTTGATTTCATCGAAAATAAGAAACATGAGGAGATTGGTCTAATAGCTCAAGAGGCTGAAACCATCGTTCCAAGAATTGTCTCACGAGATCCTGAGAATCCAGATGGCTATCTGCATATTGACTATACCGCTTTAGTTCCTTACTTAATCAAGGCTATTCAAGAATTAAATCAAAAAATAGAAAAAATGGAGAAAACAATAGCATGAATAACAACATGTTGACCAATATCGCACTTTAAAGCAATTCAGGAGCTTGCTCTTGAAAATAGAAAACGAACACACAGATTGGAGAACTTAGAAAATGAACACAGAACAGCTTAACCAAGCCTTACAAATGACAATTAGTGAAATGTCAACAACTTCAACAAATTCGATGATTACAAGTAATATCTTGAGTATTCAGTTGAATGAGCAAAGGGAAGAGAATCAAAGACTTCAAGCACGAGTGGATGAGCTGGAAGCTCTGCTTGATGAACAAACTAAACCAGCAGACAAAGGAGAATAGACATGGCAGAAACAATTCAAAACACAGATAACTTACTAGACCTTACAAAAATCACAGAACCATTTGATCTTGCGAGTGCTTTGCGCTACATGAAAGAAAATGGAGAGTTCATTCGTTGCAAGAATGTAAGCGATGACTTCTATATGTATCGTGACGTTCAAAAACGTCCTGTGATCGTAAATGGCCGTCGCCAATTCAAGGATGTTGAAACCGTTTGGGCATTCAACCAGTGGGGTGGTACAATCGCAACAATCAACGTAGCCGTTCTGTTGAATCATGAATTCTATATCATGAAATTTGATGCAGAGGGCAATCCTGACTGGACGGATCCAACGGTAAAACCTAAAGAATAGGAGGTGTGTATGCAAATTGAATTTTTCAATTTTCTAAGAAGTGTCGTACAGACTGAAGATGGTTTGGTCTTGTACGCTCTAGCACTGATTGTCTCAATGGAAATCATTGATTTTGTGACAGGGACGATTGCGGCGATTATCAATCCTGACATCGAGTACAAGAGCAAAATCGGCATTAACGGGCTCCTTCGTAAGATTTCAGGGGTTCTCTTACTGATGATCCTCATTCCGGCGTCCGTTTTGTTGCCTGAAAAGACAGGTTTTGTATTCTTGCACTCAATCTATCTCGGGTACATCGCATTTACTTTTCAATCTCTCATTGAAAATTACCGCAAATTAAAAGGAAATGTTACTCTTTTTCAGCCGATTGTAAAAGTATTTCAGCGATTACTTGAAAAAGATGATGATACGAAAAAAGGAGAATAACAAATGCAACAAATTACTGAAATCATTACTAATGGAGCAATCAGCATCCTAGTCGTTTTGGCAGGGGTGGTAGTTAGGGCAGTCAAGGACTACCTGGTTCAAAAAGGTGGAGAAAAGACCATCAAAATCGTTGAAATCTTGGCCAAAAACGCAGTTAATGCCGTGGAGCAGGTTGCCTCAGAGACTGGCTTTAAAGGCGATGAAAAGCTGGAGCAGGCTCGTGCTAAAGTCCGTGCTGAGCTTACAAAATACAATATTAGTATGACTGACAAAGACTTAGACACCTTCGTAGAGTCAGCAGTGAAGCAGATGAATGACGCATGGAAAGGACGATAGGGAATGGATATCGATAGAAACAGACTACGTACAGGCTTGCCACAGGTTGGGGTGCAGCCTTATCGACAAGTACATGCTCACTCAACAGGTAACCGCAACTCAACCGTACAGAATGAAGCGGATTATCACTGGCGGAAAGACCCAGAATTAGGTTTTTTCTCGCACGTTGTTGGGAACGGTCGCATCATGCAGGTAGGACCTGTGAACAACGGAAGTTGGGATGTTGGGGGCGGTTGGAATGCTGAGACCTATGCAGCGGTTGAACTGATTGAAAGCCATTCAACTAAGGAAGAGTTTATGGCTGACTATCGCCTCTATATCGAATTGCTACGCAATCTAGCGGACGAAGCAGGCTTGCCGAAGACTCTTGATACAGACGACTTGGCAGGTATCAAGACGCATGAATACTGTACCAATAACCAACCAAACAACCACTCAGACCATGTGGATCCATATCCATATCTTGCAAGTTGGGGCATTAGCCGTGAACAGTTTAAGCAAGACATCGAAAACGGCTTGAGCGCTGCAACAGGCTGGCAGAAAAATGGCACTGGCTACTGGTACGTACACTCAGACGGCTTTTATCCAAAAGATAAGTTTGAGAAAATCAACGGTACCTGGTATTATTTCGATGGCTCAGGCTATATGCTTTCAGACCGCTGGAAGAAGCACACAGACGGTAATTGGTACTACTTTGACCAATCAGGCGAAATGGCCACAGGCTGGAAGAAAATCGCTGACAAGTGGTACTATTTTGATGTAGAAGGTGCCATGAAGACAGGCTGGGTCAAGTACAAGGACACTTGGTACTACTTAGACGCTAAAGAAGGCGCCATGGTATCAAATGCCTTTATCCAGTCAGCGGACGGAACAGGCTGGTACTACCTCAAACCAGACGGAACACTGGCAGACAAGCCAGAGTTCACAGTAGAGCCAGATGGCTTGATTACAGTTAAATAAATAGAAAGGAAACTTTCTAAATTGTTCTTTCACCGCAGGCTCAGGCTTGCGGTTTTTTATTTGCTCTGATTCTTTAAAAAAGCGTTTTCTTGAAGAATAGAGAGGTGTTTTGTCAAAAATAAAAACAGTGACCGAAATCACTGCTTATCAGTTGTAGCAAATTCATAGAGCTTTTCTGCCGTTAGAAGAGCCATTTTGTCCATGCTTGTTTTTCCTTTTCTGAGGTCAGAAACAGTAGTCCATGGAACTCCAGCACCTTGCGAAATAGCAGATGTAGACATCGAACTGTCTAACAATTCTTCAATAACTTTCCTCATCCTATTTGTCCTTTTTATTTTTTAGATAAATATATACATTGATTGCAATTATAAAAATAGCTATTGCACTAACCATTGCATTTCCTCTTTCCATTTGATAAAATAGAGGTGTAAGGGGCTTTCGCCCCAACCTCTTAGCGTTTACCTTTTTCTTTGACGGGATTTCGGTTTACGCTTTTTGTTTTGCCTTGCGACCGTTATTGCGGTCACTAGACTTGCGATAGCAGTTACCGTTTCAGGAATATTGTCTATTGCCTTTTCAAGTAACCTGAGCCAATCTTCTTTGTTCAACTTCATCACCCCCTTTCCTTATCTTGATTATATTATATCACGGTACACCGAGAAAGTCAAGCGTTTTGATGAAGTTTTTTTAATTTTTTCAAAAAAAAAATAGACCTTGTCCAGAGGTCGGGGAGTTGGAGGGGGCACCCTCCAAAAGCATTGATTTAATAAGGTTTTATTTTACCTTTTTCATAATAATCTCCCTATAGAGTCACCGCATTCGGTGGCTTTTTTTGTGTTGGGATTCATGATATAATAATAAAATCGATAAGTAGGAAAAGAGAAAAGAGATGTATTATACGCTTGAAGAAAAAGAAGTCTTTATGAGGGAGGCTTTGAGAGAGGCTGAGATTGCTCTTGAACACGATGAAATTCCAATTGGTTGTGTGATTGTCAAAGATGGGGAAATCATTGGTCGTGGGCATAATGCGCGTGAGGAATTACAGCGAGCGGTTATGCATGCGGAAATTATGGCTATAGAGGATGCGAACTTGAGTGAGGAGAGCTGGCGCTTGCTGGATTGCACACTTTTTGTGACCATTGAACCTTGTGTCATGTGTAGTGGAGCGATTGGGCTTGCCCGCATTCCAAATGTGGTCTATGGGGCTAAAAACCAGAAATTTGGCGCTGCTGGGAGTTTGTACAATATCTTGACAGATGAGCGTCTCAATCATCGTGTGGAGGTTGAAATAGGAATTTTGGAAGATGAATGCGCAGCTATCATGCAGGATTTTTTTAGAAATAGACGGAAAAAATAATTTTGCTTTTAAAATGAATAGGAATGTGATATAATAAATAGTGGAGCAACAGTTCTGCGTGAAGCGGGTCAGGGGAGGAATCCAGCAGCCCTAAGCGATTTGAATTGTGTGCTCTTTTTTCGTGCACTTTAAAAACCCTTTAAAATCAACACTTTAAGGGGTTTTTGTTTGTCTTGTATAAGAAAAAGGGGCAGACGAGGGGCACAATTTAAAATTTTACCTTGTCTAACTTGCTAGATATGTCTGATACCATTTTTTGAGTAACGTGAGAATAAATCTCTAGTGTGGTCTTTGAGTCACTATGCCCTACTCTGTCCATGATGGCAGTCAAGGGAATGCCCAGCTCAGCAAGTAGGGATATGTGAGAATGTCTAAATGTATGTGTAGTTATGTTTTTTTCTATGCCGATTTTTTGACCATGTCTTTTCAATGCACAAATAACCCTGGCATTTGTTATTGGTTCTCCTAGAGTATTGATGAAAATAAAATCTGTATCAAATCCATTTGTCGCATTCTCTATTATTTGCTCTTTGATAATATCTAACACTTTTTGAGGTGCTGTTATAACCCTATCGGACTTGATTGTCTTTGGTGTAGTTCTCTCTTTTTGTCTGAAATCGTATGTATGCTTGATGTGAATAGTCTTTTTAGAAAAATCTATATCTTCCTTGTAGTTTAAGGCTGCCAGCTCTCCATACCTCATGCCAGTAAGAAAAAGAACTTTAGCTATTCGGATATACTTTGTAATTCGATAATCACATAGGGCCTCGTCTTTTAAATTTTGGATGAATAACTTAAACTCTTTTTGGTCTAAGTATTTTGTATTTTTCTTTCTGAGTTCGTCGGATGTAATTACTTTTCTAGGCGTTTCAACAAATAGCATTTCATTTGTATCAATATAATTCATTCTGATAGCGAATTTCATTATCTGATTGAGCTTGAACTTGATTTTAGAAACATAGTTATGAGATCTCCCATCTTGTAATAGTTGATCTATTACTTTTTGTAATAAACGTCTATCAATATTTCTAACTAGGTAGTCGCCCTCTATCTGCTTTAAAATCTCTTTTTTTACATTTTTTGAAGCATAGACTGTTGAATTTTTAACACCATGTTTCCAATTTTCCTCAAATTCCTCATATAGTTTTTCAAAAGTTATATTAGAAACAGAATGTTGTTTTTCCCCTAACTTTTGTTTTATCTTTTCCTGCAACAAGATGGCGGCTTGATTTCTTGCTTGTGGAGTTTTCTTCTCCATGGTTACTGAAACTTTTTTTAATTTCTCAGTATAAGGGTCTTTGTATCGCTCAAAATATTTAAACTTGCCATTTGGCAATTCTTCCATCCACATTGATTTTACCTCACTTTTTTGATAAAATGGGTATAAGAAAACGACCTTTTGAATGGTTGTTTCCTATACATGATTTCCTCACACTCAAGATTTGGCGATGACGAGTGTGGGGATTTTTTTATTTCGTTTCAAAGAAATTTCCGCAATTTTGGCAATGCCACTGTTTATTTCCTTTTTTGCCAGCAAATCCAGCTAAAGCACCAACTCCACCAGTCAAAACAGCTCCACCAACGGCCTTTCCAACAGAAAAGGCTTTTTTGTCTTGTTGTAAGAAAGTCACATCTTTAGACTTACAATTAGGGCAAGTGATGATATTCTGCTTTTTCTCTTGCTTTTTCTTCTCTTGATTTGCTCTAAATGTTTCAAGTTCACGTTCTCTCTGCTCTGGAGATTTTTTTTGGTTATCAATTACTGCACCTATGACACCTCCAACAAAAATAACAATTATGATAATAGCAATTATATTCATTTTCTCTCCTTTTTTAATTAAGTAGTGCTAAATATTCTTCTTTGACCATGATTTCATCGGCAATGGTTTTTAAATTATACTTTTCCATAAATACCAGGTAATTAAATGTAGTGGCATCTTCGGCTATATCCAACTCAGCTTTCATAAGGTGATGGATCATATTCCTATTAGCCTCAAGCTCACACTTTTCCCTAAAAAGTTGATAAGTATCTGGCGCGTGGTTTCTATGGCCTATCTCATGTAAAGCGACTTGTACCCTTTTTTCATCAGATATAGCATCACTCAAAAACATAGTTTTGAGGGCTGGGATGTAAAAGGCTTCATCTGGAAATAGACCATCTTCAAAAATCTCTATATCTATACCTAGATTTTGAGAAAATTCTTTTTCAGTCATAAACAATCCAACCTTTTATTATTATTGCTTTCTGAGATAAATCTCTATTATGTTTTGAATTGCTTTTTTATCTTCTTCAGTTAGTGGTTTACCATTGAAGCGCATAGCGGTAGAGGCAAGTTCCTCAACATCGACTTCTTTGCCTTCGAAAAAGAATTGTTCTTTTTTATTAGCGATGGTAGGATTATCTGTGCGACCAAGTAAGTAGTCTGTAGATACGTTGAAGTAGTCAGCGATTTTTTCAATTTTATCGCCGCTAGGAGTTGAAGTTTCCCATTTTCTGAGACTGCCATTACTAAAATTTAAATTCCTTTCCAATTCGGCAAGAGTAACCTTTCTATCATTGGCTAACGAGCGTATTCTATCTAAAATAGTCATGTGTAAAAACCTCCAAAAATAAGGCTTTACAAAATAATGTAAAATTTTCTACTAAAATGATTGACAGATAGAAAATTTTCCGTTATACTTATTTTGTAAGCTAGTTGACCAGCTGACATAAATACAAATAGAATAATCCGCCAAGATTTTCGTTATATCTGTTTTTATGATATAGCTGTATTTTTTATACCCTTATAATAGACTATTTTCTATTATTTGTCAATGAATAATGCTTATTTTCTTATAAAATTTTCTATCAAAAGGAGGTGCCGGAAGTGATTTATGACAAAATAAAAGAAATTGCTTCAGAGAAGGGGATTTCGATTTATAGAATCGAAAAAGATCTTGATTTAGGTAACGGGGCAATCAGCAAATGGAACAACAGTTCGCCATCTGCCACTACTCTAAATTCAATTGCAAATTATTTAAATGTTCGTCTTGAACAATTGCTGGAGGAATAACATGAACGAACTCATCAACGTAACCCTGAATGACAATCAGGAGCCAGTAGTGTCAGGAAGACAACTACATGAGGCGCTGGGTGTTAATTCAAGATATACAACATGGTTTGACCGTATGAAGGAATACGGATTTACAGAAGGTCAGGACTTTCTCCCAAATTTGGGAAAAAGTACAGGAGGGCGACAAGCTACTGACCACATCATCAAGCTAGACATGGCCAAGGAAATTGCTATGATCCAGCGGACGGAGAGAGGCAAGCAAGTCCGACAATACTTTATCCAAGTAGAAAAAGGCTTTAATAGCCCTGAGAAGATTATGGCAAGAGCATTGCTCATGGCTGATCAGAAAGTCCACAAGCTGGAGGCTCAGATTGAAGCGGACAAACCCAAAGTCCTCTTTGCAGACGCAGTAAGTGCAAGCCATACATCTATCTTGGTTGGCGAACTTGCCAAGCTCATTAGCCAAAACGGCTACAAAATCGGTGCCAATCGCCTCTTTTCTTGGATGCGCGAAAATGGCTACCTGATTAAGCGCAAAGGCTCAGATTGGAACATGCCAACCCAACGTAGCATGGACTTGAAACTCTTTGAAATCAAGGAAACAAACGTGCAACACGCAGATGGACATATCACTGTGAACAAGACACCAAAGGTCACAGGCAAAGGACAACAGTATTTTATCGATAAGTTCCTTAATTAGGAATACCTGACAGGTTAGAAAGTAGAAAGAATGATTGAAAATAAGTGAAGAGAAAGGAGGCGCTATGGCACAAGAAAATAGCCTAATTGGTAAATATCTAGAAATTTCTGGGGAGCTTGCAGGATGTATTGGAGCTGAAACAGAAAAAGACCTACTTGTCCGTAGGGCGATAGTCATTAATGAGCATATCGGCTTATGTGAGCAAGCGGTCTATGTTGATAAGAAAGTGCTAGATAGCTATTGGGTCAAGATAGTAGAGTTATCTGCTGTTCCTGAAACCATCAACAGCGTTGACAGCACTGATTTGGTTAGGAAATGGTTGAACATGTAAATTGACACTCTCATGTCCGTTGACATACTCAACACATTTCACCAAGTAATGCTCAGATTTATGGTCTGCTGACTTAGCAATGACAGAACCGATAGTAGGAACAGCAGGCAATGTTATTGGTAGAGGTTCAACACGACCATCAATCATGATGTGACAAGTAATCATGACTTATTCTCCTTTCATGTAAGATAAGTCAATTATAGCAAATTTAAAAGGAGGAGTTATGACAGACTTTAAAAATTTAGATTGTCAATTTATCTTTCAAGAATGCGACTGAAAATTATACTGCTGTTAGTAATAGTTTTATCAACGATCCTGCGCTGGATTTTACAGCGGTTGGCATCATGATGGTGGTGCTGGCTAATCACCCAAATTGGCAAGTCTATCCGGATGAGATAGCTAAACGAAAAGGTGTTAGTCGAGACACAGTTGATAGATACTTCAAAATATTAGAAAAAAATGGCTACCTACGAATTGTTAAAAAAGGCATGGGACGTGGTAAAGGAGTTCGTGTTTTCAGATTTTTCTCAGATGTAAAAATATCCGATTTTCAATTTGAAATCATGAAACAGAGATTGAATGAAAGTATATCTAAGTTATCCACAGGTTAGAATTTACATTTCCGATTTTTACAAATCTGTATTTTACAAATCTGTATTTTACAAATCAGAAAATTTAGGCACTAATAAATACTAACTAACAACAAGTATTAAATAACAATAAATATTAACTAACAACAAGTACTACTCTTAATAAATAAAAGAGAGTACACAAAAAAGTATCTGAGAAACTCAGACACTTTCTAAAAAAATCTAACTTAATTATAGCATGAAAGGGGAAAAATGGAAACAGTTCAAATCGTGAGAATTAAAGATGTGATCATCGAGAAGATTTCTGCAAACGATGAAGAGTTAAAACGTATCTTTGGATGTTCAAAACGACAAGCAGGAGAGCGAAGAAGAGAAATGAAAAAACTCCCTAGTCAGCAAAAACATCTTTTGGATAGTGGACAACTTGTAACGATTAAAGGTTTCTATGAATACTTGCAATATCGAGGCAGTCAACCATGGAAGAAAGAAATGGCTAAAACCGTTAAGATGACACGATAGCAGAATAACAACTACTAATAAACAACAAACTCATCCTTATAGAAATAAGGGATTTATAGAGTTTTTAAAGGAGGAAAGAAATATGCCAAATTGGGCAGAGGGGACTCTTAAATTAAGAGGCAGACGCGAAAACGTTGCATCAGCTTTAAAAGAAATGCTATTAGGAAATGAAGGCGCAACGCTTGAAGAAGAATACGATGGCACTCTACTAAGATTTAAAAACGAGTATGATTATTTTTATATAAACGGTACAAGACGTGCGTTTATTTCTAGTAAAGATATTGAAATTTGGTTGGATGATGATTTTGTGATTATCGAACTTGAAGATTTCAAACAAGCATGGGCAGCATTAGCTGACAATTACACAGAAATTTCTAGTAAGTTTGATGTTGATATTAAAATTTTCACTTTTGAAATGGGTATGGAATTTACACAGGAAATTGAAATTTCAAAAGGTGAAATCATCAAGAATATTGTAAACGAAAACTTTACTAACTATTCATGGGATGTGCCTTTTAGTAGACTTGGAGGATAGATAATATGGCTGATTTAACATTTGCAGAATTACAGCGAAAAATGCAAATCGAAAAACAAACGAAACAGGGAGTGAAATATCCGTTTAGAACCGCAGAGGACATAAATAATAAATTTAAGTCTTTGGATAGCGGTTGGAGTGTATCATTTCCAGAAGATGACATCATTCAAAAAGGTGACAAACTGTATTATAAAGCGGTAGCTGTTGCTAAAAGAGAAAGTGATGGCACGATTGAAAAAGCTATTGGATGGGCTAGAGAAGAAGATGTACCAATTTTTCACACACAAAAAGGGGATGTGAAACAGATGCAAGATCCACAATGGACAGGTGCGGTTGGTTCTTATGCTAGAAAATATGCTTTACAAGGTTTATTTGCCATTGGAGGTGAGGATGTTGATGAGTATCCAGTAGAAGAAAGCCAAGAGCAAGGACAGAATAATCAGCAACAGAAACCAAACAACCAGCAAGCCCAAGGACAAAATCAAGTAAGGTATATTGACAACATTCAGTATCAAGAAATTAACGACCTTATAAATGATATTGCAAAAATTAAAGGGATGCCGTTCGATACGCTTGCTAACTATGTACTATCTGAAAAATTAAAAGGTTTACAAGATTTTCATAGAGTACAAGTTGGTGACTACGAGGTATTGAAAAACTATTTAACTGAACAACTAGCAAAGGCAAAAGCAAAGAGAGGTAATTAAACATGGTAAAAGATGTAACTAATAGCTTGACAGAAATCAAGGTGGATTTTCAACCTGCAGTAATTAATGTTGACCGTGAGGCGATCGAGGCACAAGTAGCCGCAGCCATTGCACAGTATAGCGGTCGCGAGGTTACTGTTGATAATTACAAAGAAGTTTATGAAGAGCGAACCCGCTTTAATAAGCTGATTGGGGGCTTAGACACTCAACGCAAAGATTTTAACCGACAAATCAATGAGCCGGCAAAAGACTTTGATAAGTGGGTCAAAGAAAAAGTCATCAAGCCTATTGAGGCAGTGACAGATGCTATGTCAGCAGGACTTAATGCGATTGATGAACATGAACGATTGATGCGCGTGGATGTCGTGCGTGCTACATTTGAGGATAAGTGTATGGTCGCAGGGATTGAAAAATTCACATTCGCTGACAAATACGATGAGTACAGCCTCAAGAAATATTTTAAAACAGGCAAGTATGAGCTGAAAAAGACAACACTTGATGAAATGGATGGCTTAGTACTTTCAGAATTTGATGCCCTGGAAGAATACAAGGCTAACAAGCAAGCTATCCAAGAGCAAGCTCAAGAGTACGATTTGCCAGCTGATAGCTATATCAGACATCTTGAAGATGGTAAGAGTCTTGTTGATATTCTCAAGATGATGAAAACTGATCGAGATGCTGAGATTGCACGCAAGGAGCAGAAAGAAATCCAAGAAAAAGCAAAAGCTGAACGACTTGAAGAAATTGCTCAATCGGCCAAGAAAAATGCTAATGCGAATATCAAGGCTTACGATGCCGAAACAGGCGAGATTTTGGAACAGGGTACAATTACACCAGAACCTCAAAACAATGAGCGAGAGGTGGCAAAATTTGAGCCTAGCGAGCCTTTGGTCAAATTAGTACGTCTTGAATTGCACGGTGGTTTAGAACAGTGGGAAAATACACAAGAATATTTTGAGGATAACTTTATCGGTTTTGAAACTTTGGAGGATTAAGTAGAATAAGGAGTCAGACCTATGAGATGTTTTTATGTCAGCGGTAAAATTGCAGATCTTGATTTGGGGTCAGAAATCAATGCAGAAAATTCATTTATGGCTGCTATTGAGTTTGTGAAACGATATACCGACTTATTAAAGTTTGGTTCAAATGAAATCAAGGTATCAGAAGTAGAGGAGGTGCAAAATGATAAATAACGTTGTTTTAGTAGGGCGACTTACAAGAGATGCCGAACTGAGATACACGCAATCTAATATTGCGGTTGCTACGTTTACTCTTGCTGTAAACCGTCCATTTAAGAACGAGGCTGGAGAGCGTGAGGCTGATTTTATCAATTGCGTTATCTGGAGACAGTTAGCTGAAAATCTTGCTAATTGGGCTAAAAAAGGCTCTCTTATCGGAGTTACAGGAGTAATTCAAACACGTAGCTATGATAACCAGCAAGGTCAACGTGTTTATGTCACAGAAGTTGTTGCCAGTAATTTTCAACTGTTGGAAAGCCGTAACAGTCAGCAAAATAATCAAGGTCATCAAGATCATCATGGCGGTTATCAGCAACAGGGTTACAGCAACCAGGGCAGTTCTTTCCAAAACGGAAATAACACAGGGAACAATTTCCAAAATGGAAATAGTTACGGGCAACAAGGTAGTTTCTTTGAGGGGAACACAACAAATCCAGTTCCTGATTTCACCCGTGATAACAATCCATTTGGTAGACCGACAAACCCATTGGATATCAGCGATGATGATTTGCCGTTTTAGCGAAAGGGGATATTCTAGTTAAGTTATGAAATTCTTATTTAAACCAATTTGAAAAGGAAACAGAAAATGACAAAAATTGAAATCGTTATGGTACTTACAACTTTGATGTCTATCACATGGGCAGCGATTGTTACAATTCACACTATGCAAGCTATCAAAAAGCACAAGGCAAAAGTGGATTATTATCAGAAACCACAAGTGCAATGTGAGATTGCACGTCATGTACTTAAAAACAAATGGTACTCAGATGGAGGGGAGGTGTTTAGATGAAAGTATTTGATGGCGCTAAAATGCGTACTATCCGTAAAGAGGCAAAGCTTACTCAGTATGATCTTGCCCCTATGGTTGGCATTAGTCAAGATCGCTTAAAGCAGTTACAAAAACTTTTTAAGTGGGGAGTTTGTGATGAAATTTGAACTTATCAATGACCACTTTGAAAATGCTAAGCGATACAACATACCGAGGGCGCAACTTATCATTGCTGATATTCCTTACAACCTAGGAAATAACGCTTATGCTTCTGATCCAAGATGGTATGAGAATGGTGATAACAAAAACGGTGAGAGTAAGTTGGCTGGAAAATCGTTTTTTGACACAGACAATGATTTTAAAATCAATAATTTCTTTGATTTTTGCAGCCGTTTGCTTAAAAAAGAGCCAAAAGAAAAAGGGAAAGCGCCTGCTATGATCGTCTTTCATGCCTGGCAACAGCGAGACATGATTATAGAATGTGGTAAAAAGCATGGTTTTAATAATGCTTATCCGCTCTATTTCACAAAGAAATCAAGCCCTCAAGCGCTAAAGGCCAATATGAAAATTGTTGGTGCGGTTGAAGAGGCAACGGTATTATATCGTGATAAACTCCCTAAATTTAACAATGGTGGGGCTATGATACTCAATCATGCCCCGTGGGAAAAAGATCGCTCTTACCCAGTTATCCACCCTACGCAAAAACCGATACCAGTTTTGAAACGATTGATTGAAATTTTTACAGATGAGGGCGATGTTGTCATTGATCCCGTAGCAGGTTCTGGATCAACTCTAAGGGCTGCTATTGAGATGAATAGGTCAGCCTATGGATTTGAAATTAAGAAAGATTTCTATAAGGCTGCACAAGAGAAAATGCTATCGTCATTTCAAATTAGCTTAATTTAAAGCAGGAGGACAATATGGATAAAAAACTTATTGGGTTAGACCTAACCCACATTGCAGATGGAGGATTACAGGAGAAACTAGACAAAGAGCTTGAAAAAGTCTTTGATAACATCCTTGACCTAAATACAGATGCGAAAGCAAAACGAAAAGTGACTATCACACTTACAATGTCAGCAAATGAAGAGCGTACAGTTGTTGATACTACCATGGAGGTGAAATCAAAATTTGCGCCTCAAAATGGAGTAGCTACAACAATTCTTATTGGGCGTGATTTTGATACAGGACAAGTACATGCTAATGAGTTAAAAAGTACAGTACCTGGTCAAATGTACTTTGATGAAAACGGAGAAATTCTGACGGATATTGGGCAACCAGTAGCAGAAATTGAACAACAAGCAGAAACAAAACCAGATATTATTGATTTCAACAAAAAGAAAGTAGGTAACTAATATGACAACAGAAAATCTTAAATCAGCATTGGAATACGTAGTAGAACTAAATGAGCATGGTTTGGAAATTTTAACAGCTGCAGATGGAACAGAGTATTATGATGCCAACAAATTCAACCTCAAAGAACTTGACCCTAAACACTATCCTAAAACTCTGGAGCTATCAACCTTGACAAGCCTTGTTGACTATCTCAAAACAGACCTAAACAATTTGAAAAACCAACGCTTGATTGTAGCAGTTGAGAAAAACGACGAGGTGTGCGTTTGGTCTGAAAATGATGAGCTCGAACATCGCACATTGCTTGTTGATGTTAAGGCATGCATCCCAGAGTTATCTTTTGGCCGTTTCCTATCATTGGAACAGTTCAATATCATGTTGCAATCAAACTTTATTGACGATAACGATCGTGGCACATTGCTAGAATTTGCTAGCGCATTGAAAATTGAGAATGGGGCTGAAATTGAAGATAATGGAGTATCTCAAGTAGCAACAGTTAAAACAGGGGTGGCAAGTCTTGCTAAAGGCAAAGCGCCTAATCCGGTTACATTGCGCCCATATCGCACTTTTGGAGAAGTTGAGCAACCAGCAAGCCTATTTGTCTTTAGGGTTGATAAACAAGCAAATATGGCTTTATTTGAGGCAGATGGAAAGCATTGGGTAGCTGATGCAGTAGGAAACATTGCGGCCTATCTAAAAGAGCAACTAGCAGACCAAAAACATATCACAGTATTAGCATAAGAAAGTGGAAATTAAAATGAGTGATTACAAACAACGGATGATTGAAGAATACAAACAATTAAAAGAGCGCACCAATAAGTTAAGTTTGATGATTAGTAACTATTACGTAGGAACACTTGATTTTAAACTAAAATGTCCTATTGAGTTACTTGAAACTCAACACTATACAATGTGTGCATATCTCAAGATCCTTGAACAGCGTGCAGAAATTGAAAACATTGAGTTTTAAGGTAATCAAAATGAAATTTGAGTTTTCTTTGCCTCGGAATACTAAGCTAAAATCTCTAAACATGGTTATCAATAGTAATGACAGACAACATCAAACAGATAAGGCTAAAGTTACTAAACGCATTAGAGCTTTTGCTTATTGGCATACATCGATGAACAAGGATAAAGGGAGGGCTGCTTTTAGCCCCTCCAACCCTTGTGAGGTTACAGTTACAATTTACAGCCCTACTAAGTCAAAACTTGACCCACCTAATTTATATCCAACAGTCAAGGCTATCATTGATGGCATGACTGATGCAGGTATTTGGACAGATGATAATCATAAGGTTATCAAAAAGTTATCCTTTGTTTATGGTGGATTAAGCGAGGAAAAAGGGCATTATAGATTAGAGTTTGATATAGAGGAGGTTTAAAGTGATTGAAGTTAATATAAAATTCGATAATTTTGAAGCGCATGGCTTTTACCAAGATGATACTAAACTAGGAAAAATTAGAGATGCAATCATATCTCAAATGAATAATGGGCATGTGGTTGTTTTAGGGGAAGATAGAGGTATTCTATTAAATCCTAAAGTTATAAAAAGTGTACAATTTAAGGTTGTAGAAGATAACCAGATCTAATCGTTTTTTGACCTTTAGAGAATCTGAGTTATTTTGAGGAGTTGGAAGATGATGGAAGAGTTAAAGCAAAAAGTTAATGAAGTATACAACTGGACGGTAGAAGACGGGAAGCCGAAACCTCCCAAGCAAGATTTACCACAAGCAGTGAAAGACCGGGCGGACTATTTCTGGGAAATGACAGAAGATGGCATGACGTTTACGGGAGTGATGGAATGTATCTTCGCTGATGAAAAACCTAAAGACTATGATTTGGGAGCTACCAAGGATTGGTTACCAAAATCTAAGGATTTTGATGATTGGGTTGGCTATTCGCCAAGCATGGCTCAGGTAGTTATTGCAGTTTATTTGATTTATGGAGGAAACTAAGATGAATATTAAGGCATTGATTAAGAAGTATGAAGAATTGTGGAATGAACACAGCCCTTTTTATGAACCTGTACCTTATACTTCAATGGTTGAACTTTTTTTGAAAGAGTTGAAACAACTAGACGAACCAAAACCGGTCAAAGTTCCGCAGTTTGTGGCGGATTGGATTGATTATTTCAAAAAAACTGGTGACTGGGATTTGTTTCAAGCGATGGATTATTTGTTTGGAAAAAAAGAAATCAGGGAATGGCTTGAGTATAAAAACAACCAAGACCTCTTCGCTCGAGCGTGGCTTGACGACTACGATATTCAGAAAACAAAGTATGTAGTGACGGATGGCAATCATTTGTATTTTAAAAACTATCAAGAAGATATTGAAATTGTCATACTGGTTGATGAGCAACCTGGCACGATGGATTACGTCAAAAAATTCGACACAAGGGAAGGAGCTCAGAAGGCTGCAGACATTCTTGGTTGGAAAGTTCAGGAGGTGAAAGATGAGACCTAAAAAATATCCATATTTAGGAAGAAAGAAAAGGCAAAAAATCCCGTCGCCATTATTTTCTGCACGACCAATTTTTAACGAGATTCCAATCATAGAAGAGGTCAAAGTTGAGCTCGGAGTTGAAGCTAATTTGGGACGTTCATATCCAGAAATGTTAATACATTTAGATATTTCTGGATATGGGAATAGAATACATTCTGCACATCGATTTCCTGGTATTTTCCTTACTGTTAGTGAATCAATCCAACTAAAGATACTCTTTTATAAAAGGCTTAGAAATTTTACCGCAGATCGTTTTTTGACCTTTAGAGAATCTGATTGGAATCTCTTTATCAGCGATCTGGTCAACGAATTTGTGCGTTAGAAAGTTAATGAGGTGAAGTAATGACACAAACACTTGAACAAGCTGCAAAAGCTGAAAGCAAACGCATAAAAATCCCTGCGAAAATCAGACCGTTCGATGTGGGTTATCGAATAATAAATAAACACGGTCAAGCGCCTGCCTTAAAAAACGGAGCAAGTATATTCAGTTTGCCATCATTGGCTGAAAAAGCTATAGAAAAAGAGTTTGGGAAGAATGATCCAGACTTTGACATCGGAAAGCATTCTGTTGAAGAGGTCGCTATTGTCAATTTAAGTAAATTTCATAGTTATTTTGAGGAGGTGATACATGACTGATGACGAAGAAAAAAATAGAGCGCTTGTCAGTTATCCATCGCAGGGAAATCAATTGGCTAAAGTGGTATTTTTTGAGGGATAAGAAAAATCCAAAGAGAACCATTTTGGAGCAAAAGATTATAGTTTCTCATATCAAAACTGATAGGCTTGAAGCTAAGTTTTTAAGCAACTTAAAAAAATCAACTGAAGATTTTATAGATAAGTCTGATCCTAAATATTTGCGGGCAATAAAAGAGGTTTATGTTTACGAAAACATGAATGTCATTGGAGCTTGTCAAAAAATACTATTTTATAGTCCGACTCAAGCCTATGTATTACTTAATGCGTGGTTTAACGATTATTTTCGTGCGACTTACACAGAATTACTAGAAAACGCCATCTTAGATAAATAACCGTAAAAAATCCAAAGCTTATGTATCTATAATCAAGATATATAAGCTTTTTCGAAAGGAGAGATATGGAGATGTTACAGATTGAATATGTAGATATAAAATCCATTAAACCATATCACAAAAACGCTAGGCATAATGACGGAGAGGCAACAGAGAAAGTTGCTGCATCCATAAAAGCTTTTGGTTTTCAGCAACCTATCTTAGTAGATGATAATAACATCATTATTACAGGACATACTAGGCTAAAGGCTGCTCTTTCTTTAGGTATAGACACAATACCTATCGCTCACGCTGTAAACCTCACAGATGAGCAGATAAAAGCTTATAGACTAGCAGATAATCGAGTTGCTGAGTATTCAACGTGGGACTCAGAATTATTAAATATTGAGCTTTCTCAATTTGAAACAATAGATATGGCTCAGTTTGGTTTTGAGTTATCAGTTACAGGGTTCAACTTTGGTAACGAGGAGGAGCAGCAAGAGGAAACTGAAAACGAGGAGGAAGATGCTGAGGATTTTCACAGAGACACAACTATAAATCAGTACAATCTTTTTCATTATGACGATACAAGGGTTGAGGGTTTTTATAACATGCCTAAAATCGAGGGCGTGGATCATATTCCTAAAGATTTTCAAGGCTTTAATTATGTTTTAAATAAACCAGATTACAGCTCATGCGTGCATTTTTTCCTAGATGATTATCAATTTGAAAGAATATGGCAAAGACCAGACTTTTACATTGAAAAGCTGCTAGAATTTGATAGCGCCTTAGCTCCGGATTTTAGCTTATATCTTGATATGCCTATCGCTATGCAAGTATGGAACATTTACAGGTCAAGGTTGATAGGTCAGATTATGCAAGATTACGGCCTTACAGTTATCCCTACTGTATCGTGGGCTAGTGAGGAAAGCTTTGATTTTTGTTTTGACGGCTTGCCTAAAAACTCAACGCTAGCAATCAGTACAATAGGCGTAAAGCAAAACAAAGAGCAGTTTGAGGTATGGAAAAATGGAGTTACTGAGATGATAAAACGGTTGACTCCAAAAAGAATTGTAGTATATGGCGGAAAAGTGGAATACGATTATAAAGATATAGAGGTTGTATATTTTGAAAATGCAACAACGGAAAGGATGAAAGAAAGTGGCACAAAAACTAACTAAACTAAAAGATATTTTTAAACATATTTCAAGTATTGATCTAGGTAAAGAGATTTTATTTGAAGATCTTGAGCTTTACAATAAAGAAACAGAAACAAGCAAACAATACCAATCTATCGAGGAGGCAGAAAATGACCTATCTTTGATGGAAAAAGTAAATAAAATCAATTTCACTCTAGGCGGTGGACGTGGTGCAAATTTTGAGAAAGGGAAAGACGGTAAGTATCCGGGTTTTAGAGGTGCTGGTGGTGCAAGAGATAGTGGGAGCTCAAAAGCCTTACATCCAGCATCTTTAAACAATCAAGGGCGCTTTTCAAGTGTTGAGGGAACTATCCAGGAATTTATTAAAAAACACGGTGGCTCTAGCACAGAATACAGTACAGCAGTTGACTCTCAAGGCTTTGCTCATAATTATGTACACGGTGGGAAAAACAGCGTACAAATTTTGCCTATCTCTGGTGGATTTACAGCAATACATAACCATCCGAATGGCAGCAATTTCTCAAGTACAGATTTACATAGCTTTGCAGCATTAAAAGGTATGAATACACTAGTTGCAACGAATAGCTCTAAAGCGTATCGAATTACAAAAGGGGCTAACTTTGATGCTAAAGGCTTTGATAAAGCTGTGAGCAAGTCACGTTTTACTACAAAAGATTACAATAAAGGAGCTGACCTATGGCTCAAGAAAAACGCTAAGAAATACGGGTACACTTACTCATACGAGTAAAAGAAAAGAGGCTAAGGTATGGGTGGTAGAGGAGCAAAATTAAACTTGTCAACAACGAAAATGACAACTCAAAATATAGAGACTTGATTAACAAAATCGAAAAGTTATTAGGAATAGCGTAAAACATCCCCTTTTTTAACATATACAATGAAATCATAAGTATAAAATGCTTGTGATTTTTTTGTTTGAAAGGAGGGTGGAAATTGCCTAGAGATGGAACTAAAAATTTAAAACCAGTTACAGAACGAACCAAAGATGAAGCAAGAGCTATTAGCTCAAAAGGAGGTAAAGCATCTGGCATAGCAAGAAGAAAAAAAGCTGATCTAAAAAAAGCATTTGAAATCCTCTTATCTTTGGATGTGACGGATAGTAAAATCAAGAAACAACTTGAGGAGATGGGTATGGCTGGCAATAACGAGGCTTTGCTAGCCTTTGCAACCTTTCAGCAAGCTGTAAAAGGCAATCAGAAAGCGACTGAGAACATAATCAAGCTGACAAATACTAAAGATAAATACGATATACAAGAACAGAAAGAGCGTATTAAAGCACTCAAATATGAAAATAGAGAGCGTGCTGAAGCTGAGAAAGGCTCAAGTGAAACTATCGAGATAGTGGATGCATGGGCTGAAGATGTGAGGGGGGCAACGGATGACCTTTAATGTCCAGAAGAACATCAACCCTCATTTCAAATCTGTTTGGATTTCTAGCTTACCTTATAATGTTTTGAAAGGTGGGCGTAACTCTTTTAAATCATCGGTTATTGTACTTAAACTAGCGTATATGATGATAAGGTATATTATCGCTGGAGAGGCGGCCAATATCGTTGTTATCCGTAAGGTGGCCAATACTATTAGAGACAGTGTTTTCAATAAAGTTTGGTGGGCATTGAACCTTTTTGGTATAGCTGAGCAGTTCACAAAAACAGTTAGCCCGTTTAAAATCGTACACAAAACGACCGGCTCAACATTTTACTTTTACGGACAAGATGACTTTCAAAAACTCAAATCAAACGACATTGGAAATATCATAGCGGTTTGGTATGAAGAGGCTGCTGAATTTAATGACCAAGAGGACTTTGACCAATCAAACGTGACGTTCATGAGGCAGAAACACCCACGCGCCAAGTTTGTACAATTCTTTTGGAGTTACAATCCACCTAGAAATCCATATAGTTGGATCAATGAATGGTTTGAGAGCATCAAAACGAATAAGAACTATTTAGCTCACTCAAGCACCTATCTTGATGATGAACTCGGATTCGTTACTGAGCAGATGCTAGAAGATATAGAGCGTATCAAAGAGAATGACTACGATTATTACAGATACTTATATCTAGGTGAGGCAGTGGGATTAGGTAACAACGTGTATAACATGAGTATGTTTCATGCTATTGATGCTTTGCCTAGCGATGATAAGCTGATTGGCATATCATTTGCGCTAGATGGCGGACATCAACAGTCAGCAACCGCTTGTTGCGCTTTTGGAATAACAGCTAAAGGTAAGGTTATATTATTAGATACTTGGTATTATTCACCAGCTGGACAAGTGGTAAAGAAAGCGCCTAGTCAGTTATCTAAAGAGATATATGCTTATATGCGATCAGTTATTGAGAAGTACAGAGTACAAGCCTTGCAATACACAATAGATAGTGCTGAGGGAGCGTTAAGAAACCAGATGTTTCTTGACTTTGGTTTGAAATGGCATCCAGTCGCTAAACTTAGAAAAGTGACTATGATTGACAGTTTTCAATCTTTGCTTGCTCAAGGTCGCTTTTACTATCTCAACACCGAAAACAACAAGATATTTATTGAAGAACACAAGATGTATCGTTGGGATGAAAAGACTATCAAATCTGATAATCCTAGCGTTATCAAAGAAGATGACCATACATGCGACACAACACAGTATTTTGTGTTAGACAATGCAAAATTGCTCGGTTTGCGTGTTGGTAACGTTTAGAGGAGGACGATCATGAGCCTATTTCAAAAAGTAAAAGACTTTTTTAGTCGAGGGAGGTATTACATGCAGACATCAAATCTTAATAGTATTTTGGAACATCCAAAAATTGCAGTGACTCAAGAGGAGTATGACCGGATTAAGAGAAATCTAGTCTACTATCAATCAAAATGGGATGATGTTCAGTACAAGAATACGGATGGAGATATTAAATCCCGTCCAATGAATCACTTGCCAATTGCAAGAACAGCATCGAAGAAGATTGCTAGCTTAGTTTACAATGAACAGGCAACTATCACAACAAAAAACGAAATTTTACAGAAATTTTTGGATGACATGCTAACTAACGACCGATTCAATAAGAATTTTGAGCGGTATCTAGAAAGCTGTTTGGCACTTGGTGGCCTAGCTATGCGCCCTTATATTGATGGGGATAAGGTCAGAGTGGCATTTATTCAAGCGCCTGTGTTCTTTCCACTAGAAAGCAACACACAAGATGTTTCAAGTGCTGCAATCCTTACTAAGACTATCAAATCTGAGGGGCGTAAGAACGTTTACTATACCCTTGTTGAATTTCACGAATGGGTAACAGCAGACGGACAAGAAACAGGTAGCACAAACGATAAAAAGTATTATCGTATTACAAATGAACTTTATAGGTCAGATGTGAATGATGTGTTAGGTCAACGTGTGAACTTGAGTGAACTAGACAAGTACAAAAATTTAGAGCCTGTAACAGTCTTTGAAAACCTATCAAGACCTCTATTTACTTATCTAAAAACTCCAGGTATGAATAACAAAGACATCAACAGCCCTCTTGGATTGTCTATCTTTGATAACGCAAAGACGACTATTGACTTCATCAATCGTTCTTACGATGAATTTATGTGGGAAGTGAGGATGGGACAAAGACGAGTTATTGTGCCCGAACATCTAACACAAAGACAATATCAACGTCCAGATGGAACAATAGATTTTAGACCACGGTTTGATGTTGAGCAGAATGTTTATATGCAAATTGGCGGCTCTAGCATGGATGCCGGGGGCATTACAGACCTTACCTCACCAATTCGAGCAAATGATTATATTTTGGCGATTTCAGAGGGATTGAAACTCTTTGAAATGCAGATTGGTGTATCAAGTGGCATGTTTACATTCGATGGTCAAGGAATGAAAACCGCAACAGAAATTGTCAGCGAGAACTCAGACACTTATCAGATGCGAAGTAGTATTGTCGCACTTGTTGAACAATCTATCAAGGAGCTTTGTGTTTCAATGTGTGAGCTCGGTAAGGCGGTAGGGGTTTACAGCGGAGAAATTCCAGAACTTGATGATATTTCAGTTAATTTGGATGATGGTGTATTTACTGATAGGCATGCAGAACTTGATTATTGGGCTAAAATGGTAGCCGCAGGATTCTCAACCAAAAAACGGGCAATTGGTAAGACATTAAATATTTCTGGTGTTGAGGCAGAAAAAGAACTCAATGCTATCAATAGTGAGTTGCTACCTATGAATGATGCCGAACTTGCTATTTATGGTATGCATGACCAAAACGAGGAGGAAGCAGATGACAAAGGTTAAATTCGGAGTTACTAGTGTTGACTACTCAGCAAGCATTGAAGATACGCCAACAATAAAACTAGGTTTAATAATTAGAGGGAGCGGGAGACTAGATGCCTCTTCAGTTATTAAAAAACTAATCAAGGATGTTTCTGAACTAGAATACGAAAAGGATGTTTCTGAACTAGAATACGAATTAGAAGAATAAACTGGTCAATTGGCCAATTTTCTTTCAAGAGAGGGCTTTTGAATGAAAAAAAAGAGAAAACAGATCACGTTTAACGACCAACAATTTCCTTTGCAAATGCAAGGCGTTGGGGATATTTACGAAAAATTACAGATTGATATCTTTGACCGTATGATAAAACGCTTAAAAGAGCGTGGGTCTATTGATTTAATGAGAACCCCTTATATCTGGCAGTTAGAGAAACTAAATGATATGCACATGCTCAATGAACAGAATCTAAAGCTTATTTCAGAGCGTACAGGAATTGCTGAAAGATTGTTGCGTGATGTAATTGAGAATGAAGGTTTGAAAGTCTATAAGGACACTAAACAGCAACTTGAAGAAGATTTGAATAAAATACCTGAGGGAGAGATTTCAAATGGCGTAACGGACAGCTTAGAGGCTTATTCGAGGCAAGCAGTTAGTGATTTAAACCTTATCAATACAACATTGCCTAAGAGCTTGCAAGTAGCTTATAAATCGATTGTGGAGGAGACAGTCGCACAGGTAGTTGCAGGAACTAAAACAAGCGATGTTGCTTTGCATGATACCATCATGAAATGGCAGAAGAACGCTTTTACGGGCTTTGTCGATAAAGGTGGGAGGCATTGGAAAGCCGATAGCTATGCGAGGGCTATTATTAAGAGCACAACATACAAAGTTTATAACGAAATGCGTACTAGACCTGCTGAGGAGTTAGGAGTAGATACTTTTTACTATTCGATGAAAGCAATGGCTAGACCAGCTTGTAGTCCGTTACAAGGGCAGATAGTTACAAAAGGGACTGGTAGGGAGATAGATGGGATAACTATCTATTCATTATTGGATTATGGGTATGGAACAGCAGCAGGATGTTTAGGAATCCATTGTGGTCATTATCTGACACCGTTTATTGTTGGAGTTCATGAGTTACCGAACTTACCAGACTATCTGAAGAATCTAACACCAGAACAAGCTGAAGAAAATGCACGCATTGAAGCAGGTCAAAGAGGCCTTGAGAGACTTATCAAGACACATAAAGAGCGGTTGCATTACGCTCATACCTTGCAAGATGACAAGATGATACAAGCTGAGCGTTTGAAAGTTAGAGGGTATCAAACTAAGATCCGTAACTTGATAAATCAGCATGATTTCTTAACAAGAGATTACAGACGAGAGAAATTATATATTTCATAAAGGATTTGTGTTTCACAAGTCCTTTTTTGTGTTTAAAACCGTAAAAAATCCCTATCCATCAAAGGTATATTGAGAGAGTAAATAATATTTTGCTTTAGGTGGGAGTTATCCACCTAAAAAAGAACTAGGAGGGTACAAATGGCATTTACAACTGAAGAACTACTCAATCTTGGGTTGACAGAAGAACAGGCTAAGTCAGTCTTTGCTTTGCGAGGAAAAGAGCTGAATGAGGACAAATCAGCCTTAGAAACTATCAAACAAGAGCGAGATAGTCTCAAATCACAGTTGCAAAAAGCAGAGGAGCAAGTTGAACACTTGAAATCACTTGAGAATATCAGCGCTGAACAAAAAGATGCGATTGATAAATTGCAAGCTGAATATGACAAGTATAAAAACGAAGCTGCAGCTGAACTTGCACAAACAAAAAAGGTTAGTGCTATCAGTCTAGCTCTGAAAGATACAAATGCTTTCAATCCAGACAAATTGATGAAATTCATTGATGTTGATGCTATCCAGTTAGACGACAACGGGAAACCTCAGATTGATGAAGTAATCAACGGTTTAAAAGAAAGTGATCCATATCTGTTCAAAGCTGAAGAAAGTAAGCCTAGCCCCAATATTTTACCTCAAGGTAATCCGGCAGGAGAGGGTACAAGTGATGTTGATCCGTTCCAAGCGATTATTGACGGGTATGGCAAATAACAGAAAGGAGATTACAAATGCCAAGTAATCAAAACAACGCAGTGCGCCGCTATGAGAAACAATATGCGGGCATTCTTGAGACAGTTTTTGGAGTGCGGGCAGCATTTTCAAACGCTCTAGCACCTATTCAGATTTTGGATGGGGTACAAGAAAACTCTACGGCTTTCTCAGTTAAAACAAACAACACACCAGTTGTAATCGGTGAGTACAAAACCGGTGAAAATGATGGTGATTTTGGTGATAACTCAGGGGCTCAGTCACGCTTTGGTGGTGTGACAGAAGTTAAATATGAAAATACAGATGTCAACTATGACTATACCCTTACAATCCATGAGGGTCTTGACCGTTACACAGTAAACAATGATCTTAACGCTGCTGTTGCCGACCGCTTGAAGTTGCAATCCGAGGCACAAACTCGAACAGTGAACAAGCGAATTGGTAAATACTTGTCTGACAACGCTACTAAGACGGAAGCCCTTGCTGATTTTACAGATGACAAAGTAAAAGCTTTATTCAATAAGTTGTCGGCTTTTTACACAAACAACGAAGTTACAGCGCCGATTACTGTTTACTTGCGTTCTGAATTTTACAACGCCATCGTAGATATGGCATCAGTTACAAGCGCCAAAGGGGCAACTATCTCCCTTGATGAAAACGGGCTACCAAAATATAAGGGCTTTACCTTGGAAGAAACGCCAGCGCAGTACTTTGAGACAGGAGTTATCGCTATCTTCTCACCAAACGGTATTGTCATTCCGTTTGTTGGTATCTCAACAGCCCGTGTAATTGAGGCTGAAAACTTTGATGGTGTGAAATTGCAAGCTGCTGCTAAGGGTGGTACTTACACTCTTGATGACAATAAGAAAGCAATTTACAAAGTTACAGGAACTATTGTATAGGAGGTAGAACATGGCACTTTACAAAGCAACAAAAAATCTTTTCTTTGAGCAACTCAACATGGATGTGATTGTCGATGACATTATTGAACTTGATGAAGATTATGCTAAAGAAGTCAACAAGAAACTAAAAAATGCTTTTCCAGATGTGAAAAATGTTTTAGAACTTGTTGACAAAAATGGAACGCTTGAACCAGAAGATGCTCCATCTGTAGATGATGCATCTCAGGCAACTGTTGAAGATTAAATAAGGGGTGGCAACACCCTTTATTTTTAAGGGAGGTTACACATGACTTATTTGACACAAGAGGAGTTCGATGAGTTAGATTTTGATGAAGTTACAGACTTTGAAAAATTGGCAAAACGGGCAAAGATAGCGATTGACCTATACACTAACGGTATTTATCAGAAAGACATTGATTTTGAAAAAGAAATTGCCTATCGCAAATCTGCTGTAAAGCTTGCTATGGCATTCCAAATAGCCTATCTCGATGCCTCTGGTATTATGTCAGCCGATGACAAACAGCTAGCCAATAGTGTCTCTATTGGCCGTACATCAATCTCTTATAGCACCTCACAAAGCACATTAGCAGGTCAGCGATTTAATTTGTCTATGGATGCTGAAAATGCTTTGAGACAAGCCGGCTTTAGCCTAGTTGTTGGAGTTGCCTATGATCGATAAGCGGTTATTAAAAGGGATTGACAAGCGTTTGTTAAAGGATGTCCTAACCATAAAAAAAGTAGCTGATAAAAACGATTATGGGGATGAAGTATATTCAGAACCGTTGACTATTAAAAATGTACGTTTTGATAGATCAGTGGGGGGATCTGGTAATCGTAATTCAAAAACTGGTACAGGAAATTCAAAATCAAGGCAAAAACAAGGGGTTATATACCTCTATCCCTCGCTATCTTTTGTGACAGTTGATAACAGTTGGATGGGTGCAAAAGTAAACGATGGGATAGGAGATTACACAATTAATGGATTTCAAACTAACTATTATGATGGTGAGATATTCAGTCAAGAAATTGAGGTGATCTAATGAATATCGCCATTAAAGTTGACTTGCAGAAAGCTAAACAGAAACTTTCGAACGAATCCATGACAAGAGGAAAGATTGCAGTCGCTAGCAAAATCTTGCTAGACAATGATCAATATATCCCCTTGAGGGGTGGAGAGTTGAGAGCTTCTGGCCGAATCGTTGGACAAGGTGATGCTGTTGTCTATGGAACAGTTTATGCTAGAGCGCAATTTTACGGAGCAAACGGCATTGTCACCTTTAGGAGATATACCACTCCAGGTACAGGAAAACGATGGGATCAAGTTGCTACTAGTAAACATGCTGAAGAATGGGCTAGAGCTTTTGTGAAAGGAATGGGACTTTGATGCGAGAGAATGACTTTCAAAATGTACTTTTAAAGCATATCAAGACTTTAAATTTACCAGTTGAACCACGCTTTGATTACTTTGAGGATGACAAAGATGATCTGGTTATCAATCAGATACCAGGCGGGAAAGTGGATAGAGAGTATATGGATGGCACACAAGAAGTTTCTTTGCCGTTTGAAATCGCCGTAAAGGCAAAAAAGAACTCAGTAGCCAATGACACTATTTGGTTAGTCACCTCAGAACTAGCAAAGATAGACTTAGTTTTACCAAGTGACAATAATTCTTATGAATATATGGGAATGGAAGTCAGCAGGCCTGCCATGAAAGGCAAGGATGAGCAAGGCTATTATTATTACACAATTGAAATTGTGGCGAAAATCGTAATAGAGAGGAACAAACAATGACAAGACAAAAAAACGCCCTACGTGGCCATTTTGTAGCTCCATACAATGGAGGAACTGAACCAACAACAGAAGATACATGGTTGGAACTTGCTAAATGGATCTCAGACGTATCAGATGATACAGACGAGAAAACAGATGATCAAGCATACTATGACGGTGATGGAGTTGAAGAAACAACCGTGGTCAGCGTAAAAGGTGCTTATACCTTTGAGGGCACTTACGATCCAGACGATAAGGCACAGGCTCTTATTGCTGGGATGAAGTACAAGACAGGGGATGACCGTAAGCTATGGCACAAGGTTGTTTCTTCTGACAAGAAGAAACAATGGGTGGGAGCTGCAACTGCAACAGAAATCAAAGCAGGTTCTGGCGCTGCCTCTGACTATGAGGCGTTTGGATGTAAGCTTTCTTACAACTCAACGCCAAAAGAGACTGGTATTGGGTAATAGCTTTTGATAAGGGCGGGCATTGAGCCTTGCCCTTTTTAACAACAGGAAAAGGAGTAAAGACATGACAGATATTCAGATTGAACTAAAACGTACAGGATTTCCAGTAAAAATCGGAGAAGTAGAGCTATGGTTTGATACAAGTCAAGAGAGCTTAATGCGCTTTTATGACATGGAAGAAGAACTAAAACGTCGCCTTGTCCAATATGAATTAGATGTGGTATCTGCAAATATCAATAACAAAATTGAGCGTGATGGAGTAACTAAAGAAGTAGTTGCTGGGGCTATTGAATTGGAGAAGAAACAGCTTGAGATTCAATATGATCTTATTTTTGGCGACGGTACATTTGACAAGTTATATTCTATATATCCAGATTATAACGCCCTAAATAACGCTCTAGAACAGACCGCAATCATGTTGCATGACAAGTTGGAAGAAGTTGCTGAGCAACACAAAACGGTGGTGAAAGAGCGTGCTAGTCACTATTTAAACAAGGGCAAAGTCACTCCAATCAAGAACAACAAGAAACGCAAAAAGAACAAAAAGAAATAGCAGGTAAAAAATATGTCTATGAAATTAAATGATGCCTTAATCACAAGTTTCTCTATTGCTGATAAAGAGTACGACATAGACCTGTCTTTTAATAAAGTTCTAGATGTCTTTGAAATCCTAAAAGAGGATGAAATGACGCGTCTAGAACAAGCTCAGTTGATTGTCCATTTGCTAACTGGCCAAGAATTATACGACATCAAAGAGGTTGTAGATTGTTGGATTTACATAAAAGAACACTTTCTAGGGATCGAAAAAGAAACTGTTCAGTATGATTTGCTAGGCAATCCCATGCCAAAGGCAAAAGGTGAAGAAGAACAAGAAAAATTGATTGATTTTGAACAAGATGCAGAGTACATTTATGCTAGTTTTTTACAAGCCTACGGCATCAATCTTTTGAAAGTTCAAAATGAGTTGACATGGACAGAATTTAAAGCACTTTTGAACGCTTTGCCAGATAACACAATCATGCAACAGATTATAGAAATCCGAGCATGGAAACCAGAATATGGTGGGGATAAGAATAAAATGCGTAAATTACAAGCTAAATATAGTTTAGGAAAGGAGGGAGAAGATAATGGCTGATGGAAAAGTGACCATCGTTGTCGATGTGGATGGTAATAAAGTCAAGGTTCTAAACGATGAGTTAGATAAAGCGGCACAGAAAGGTGACAGAGGGAGCGATTCTCTAAAGAAGTTTGCGATTGGTGGTGCTGCTTTTAAACTGGCATCTAAAGCGGTAGATCTTCTAACAGATTCCTTGGGCGGAGCGATTCAACGTTTTGATACTCTTGAAAGTTATCCAAGAGTGATGCAAGCGATGGGGCATAGTACAGAAGATGTCACGCGCTCAACTAAGAAACTAGCGGCAGGTATTGAGGGTTTGCCTACGACTTTAAATGAAGTGGTAGGCACAGCTCAACGCCTTACCTCGATTACTGGCGATATAAACAAATCAACAGATTTAACACTTGCTCTTAATAATGCCTTTCTTGCCTCTGGATCTTCTAGTGCTGATGCAAGCCGTGGTTTACAACAGTTCAGTCAGATGTTATCAGCTGGTAAGGTTGACATGCAAAGTTGGAAAACGTTACAGGAAACCATGCCTTATGCTTTGCAAAAGACTGCTGAATCATTCGGTTTTGCTGGCCAATCTGCTCAGAATGATTTCTATTCTGCATTAAAAGAAGGGCGTATCACTTTCAACCAATTTTCAAGCAAATTGGTTGAATTGAATGGTGGCGTTGGTGGTTTTGCAGAACTTGCTAAAACTAACAGTAAAGGGATCCAGACATCTTTTGGGAACTTAAAGAATGCGGTTGTTAAAGGTGTAGCTAATACTATCAAGGCTCTTGACGATTTAACAAAGGCAGCAACAGGTAAGACGATTGCTGAGAACTTCGATGCATTGAAAGTAATCATCAATGCGGCTTTTGGTGTTATTGTCAACGTAATTAAAGCTAGCACACCTGTTTTTCAGACTTTGTTTAGTATTTTGGGTATTGGAGCTTCTGTAATCTCATTTTTGAGACCGGCTATTATCGGTTTAGTTGCTGCTTTGGTAACTATGCGTGCCATCAATCAAGCGGTAAAAACGACTAAGGACTTGATAAGCGCGTGGAAAATATTCAAACTAACAGCCACAAGAGCGATTCGGATCATCAATCTACTGACAGCTGCCCAAGCTACTTATGGCTCAATAACAAAGGCTCAACTGGTTGCTCACTTGGCCAATAACGGAGCTTTGACAGCATCCAATTTGCTTTATGGGGTTCTAACTGGCTCTATCAGCTTACAGACTGCTGCTACTATTGCTGCGACTGCTGCAACTACCGCATTTAAAGCAGGACTGACCGCAGTTAAAGCAGCGCTGACCGCTTTAACTGGCCCGATTGGTTTGGTTGTTGCTGGTGTAGGTCTTGCTGTTGGGGCATTGGTAGGGTTGTGGCAATGGCTAACTGCCGAGAGTGAGGAGACCAAACGCCTCAAATCAGAACAAGAGGAGTTAGTCAAGAGTACGGATCAATTAACGGATTCTGTTAAACAAAGCGCAAAAGAACGTCAAAAAAATCTTGAGTCTGTAAAAGGTAATACAGAATCTTACCAAAAATTGGCTGACGAAATTGTCCAGTTATCACAAAAGACAAATAAGACAGCAGCAGACAAGAAAAATCTCAAGAAAAAGATTGATGCTTTAAATGCCTCTGTTAGTGGATTGAATCTAGTCTATGACAAAAACACTGATTCTTTGTCTCATAACAATGACCAAATCAAAGCTCGTATCTCAGCGATGGAGGCGGAATCAACATGGGAGACATCCCAGAAGAACCTGCTTGATATCGAACAAAAGCGTGCTGAAATTGGCGAACAGCTAAAGCAGATAGCTGAACAACGCAAAAAATGGAATGAAGAATCCAATGTTAGCGATAGTGTCCGTAAAGAAAGACTGCAAGAACTCAACGACAAGGAAACTGAGCTAAAAAATACTCAGACAGAATTGCAAACTGAGTACGAAAAAACGTCTCAAGTTCAACAGGCGGCATCTGAAGCGATGGCTGCTGCTGCCGAAAATGGATCTAATCGACAAGTTATATCATACGAAGGTATGTCTAAAGCTCAACAAAAAGCGGTTGATGATATGCGCTCTAAATACAATGAGTTGCTTGAAACCACAACGAACATGTTTGATCAGATACAAATGAAGTCAGCTATTAGTGTCGATGAAATGATTGCCAACCTCCAAAAAAACCAAGAGGCGGTTAATAATTGGGCAACAAACCTCAATACATTGGCCGAACGTGGGGTAAACGAGGGGATTTTAGCTAAATTGCAAGCGATGGGGCCTCAAGGTGGGTTGTACGTTCAAGAACTCGTTAATGCATCAGACGAAAAATTGGCAACATTGAACGAAGTCTTTACTCAAGGTGGTGAGTCAGCTATGAATGGCTTAACTGCTGGTATGGATACGGGTGCTTTGGGTATCACAGACAAAATCAAGGGTATTGTACAAAGTCAAGTTTCAAGCTTACAAGAGGAAATTGCAGCTGCTGACTTCCCTGAAAAAGGGAAAAATATTCCTGAAGGTGTTGGTGATGGTATAAAAGCTGGAGCTGAAATTGCAAGTGAAGCTTCTAAAAACATGGCAAATGACATAAAAGAATCCTTTACAAGTGAAATGGATATCAATTCCCCATCTCGTGTTTTCAATGAGTATGGTGGTTTTATCACTACTGGTTTAGCTGAGGGGGTAGATAAAGGTACCAATCAACCTGTATCATCTGTTACTAATTTAGCCAATCAAATTAAGAAACCATTTGATAGTCTGCAGAGTGATTTCACGTACATTGGTGAAATGGCGATGTCTGGTCTTAATGCAGGGCTTTGGAGTGGCTCTGGTTCTGTTATGGCAACAGCTAATTCAATTGCTGAAAGGGTAAAAGCGACCATCAAGAGCGCACTAGATATTCACTCGCCATCTAGAGCAATGCGTGATGAAGTCGGACGTTTCATTCCTCAAGGTATCGCTGTTGGTATTGAAGCAGATGCAGGGGTTGTTGAAAAATCAATGTTGCGATTAAAAGAAAGCATGATGATTGATACTAGACCAGAAATTGCACTTGGCTTAAACAAGAAACTAGGTGCTCAAGTGACTGTTAAACAAAGTAGTAAGCAGACAATAGCTGAAAAAATCAAAGTTACTATGGACAAGTCTAGCGAACTACTCGAAAAAGCCCTGGATGTAGCTGAGACGGCCGTTAGACGACCAAATGAAATGTACTTAAACGATGGTACTTTAGTCGCCAGAACAGGCGATAAATTTGCTAAATATCAATCGGAACAACTAAGACGAGATAATAGGATGAAAGGGGTATTGTCATGACAAAGATAATGACTTTCAACGGAGTTGATATGTCTAAATTCTTTCGTATAACAGATATTATCCGCCCTATCGGGAACAAGAGGAGCGTATCAACTGATAACGCTCCCTTATTGGGCGTGAATATCCAACAGGTTAAGATTGGAGAAAAAGAGCATATCATAAAATTTGACATCAAAACCACAAATGCAATTGAAATGGAACAATTAAAGCATGATTTGGCAGGCATTCTAAACGTTTTAGAGCCAGTAAAGATTACTTATGGCGATGAGCCAGACAAATACTATATGGGGTTGCCGGTAGATGAGATTACTCCAGAAAATTTGACAAGATGGTTCCAGCGCTCAGAGTTAAAAATAATAATTCCTGATGGCGTGGCTCACAGCACGACTTTAAAAAATTTTGATATCGATACAAATGAAACAAGCGCACCGGATAGGATAGTATTTAATTTAACAAATACAGGAACAGAGCCAGCTTATCCAATTATTAGAATTAAACACAACTCAGAGAATGGATATATTGGAGTTGTTAACAACAGAGCGGCGTTTGAGTTAGGAAATCGTGAAGAGGCTGATACTGAAAAATACAGAGACTCTGAAACATTGATAGATTATAGAGGGACTAATATTCTAAAAGGATTTCAAAATGGCACTAAAGGAGTAGCTGTAACAAATGATAATAAGGAGCGTCTTGTTGGCACTTTGAGTACAACAAGTATGTGGGGGCGTAATCATATCGAATTATCAAACCGTGGTACAGTTGAAAAAAATCGAAATAATGCACAAAGTTTGACATGGGCTATTCCTGTTGATAGTAGTGGAGAAGTTGGTTCATTGAATGACTATCTGCTTTGGAGACAAGTTTTTATGGCAGCAGTCGCTAATCAATATGGTTTCATAAAGGTTACTGTATCGGATACAGACGGCAATTTCTTGTATGGGGTGGAAACTTACAAACGCTATCAGACACTTGATTGTGAGTATAGTTTTTTCACCACTGACGGCAAAGGTGGATACAAGTTTATCAAATGGTGGTATTTTACTGGGACAGGGGCTCAAGTAGGCAAACTTGATCCATTTAGCGCGGAAAAGGGATGGTCAGAGTTAAAAAGAAACGATGATAGAGTTCAAGTGTTTTTTGATGGCTCTCATTATGACTTTATTATTCCGGAGATAAAAGACAAAAAATCAGCAAAAATCCATATCACGCTTGGAGCACTCAGAGACTGGCCTCTTGTATCACATATGTATGTTGATGAGTTCATGTATAGAAAAGACTTTGTGACAAAGAGTAGAGATATTCCTAATCGCTATCCAATAGGTTCAAATGTTGTAATCAACAGTGAGGACGATAGTGTGTATATTGACGGGATATCTAAAGTAAGCGAAGTTGTAGACGGTTCACATTGGCCAGCAATTCCTCCAGGAAAATCTCAACTAGAGTTGTATTTTTCACGTTTTGTTAAGAAAAAACCAACTGTAACAATCGAATTTGAAGAAAGGTGGATATAAGATGCTTTTGACAATCCATGATGCAAATTTACAAAAGGTAGCATTTATTGATAACGAAAAACAAGGTACGTTAAATTATTACGATGATACTTGGACAAGAAGTCTTGCAACAGGTTCGTCAACGTTTGAGTTTACGGTATTTAAAAAGGCTGTAAAGTCTGATTTACCTCTTGCTAAAGCCTATCATCATTTGAATGAGCATGCATTTGTCTCATTTAAGTACAAGGGTAAAAGCTTTGTGTTTAATATCATGATTGTTGAAGAAAATGAGCAGACAATCAAATGTTATTGTGAAAATCTCAATCTTGAGTTAATCAATGAGCTTGCGAACCCTTATAAATCTAACAAAGCGATGACTTTCAAAGAGTATTGTGAGGCGATGGATCTTTTAAATTATACTCACCTTTCTATTGGTATCAATGAAATATCAGATTATAAGCGTACTCTGGAATGGGAGGGGCAAGAAACCAAACTAGCCCGTCTATTAAGCCTAGCCAAACGATTTGATGCTGAGATTGAATTTGATACACAGTTAAATGCTGATAGCACTATCAAAAAGTTTAGTGTTAATGTTTATCATGAAAACGATGACAACCATCAAGGGGTGGGACGTGTAAGAAATGATGTCATTGTTAAATACGGAAAAAACATCCACTCTATTACAAGAAAAGTGGATAAGACTGGTATTTTCAATACAATCAGACCGACTGGTAAAATGCCAACGGTTGAAGAAGAACCGAGCGGAGATAAGGGCTCCAAAAGCGAAACTGTAAAAAATGCAGATGGTTCAACGACGAAAACCACAATCTCTACAGCCTCAGATGGGACTAAGAGCAAAACTATTGTCCACACTAAAGTTACAAAGTTAGCGGACAAGACACGGATCACAACGACCACAACGACTCGTTCTGATGGTTCCATAGAACAAACTGTTACAACCAGCAAAAAAGGCGGAGCATCAACGTCTGAAACAAAAGTCTTGAAAAAACCAAATCCAAAAGAAAAAACAAATACAACTGAGGATGTTTTGACGATTGAGGGATTGGATGAATGGGAAGTAAAGAACGAGAAAGGGATAGTTGAATTTTATCAAAGAGGGCAAGCACTGTATGCGCCTATTTCAATGCAACTATATCCCTCAACCTTTACTCATTCAACAGGGGAGCTTGACCAGTGGACAAGAAAAGATTTTCATTTTGAAACAGATGAGCCAAACGAGTTAAGACGTTTAGGTTATCTCAAATTGAAAAAGTATTGTTATCCAGCTATCACTTATGAAGTTGATGGCTTTGTCGATGCTGATATTGGAGATACTGTTAAAGTCCATGATGACGGTTTTGCCCCTCTATTGATGATTCAAGCACGGGTTACTGATCAAAAAATCAGTTTCACAAATCCAGTGAGAAATAAGACAATATTTGACAATTTCAAGGCACTTGAAAACAAACTATCAGCTGATATCCAGTCAGCCTTTGAGAGATTGTTTGAAGCTGCTAAACCATATACTATCAAATTGTCAACGGACAATGGTGTTATCTTTAAAAATCAGATCGGCCAGAGTCTAGTAACCCCAACCTTATACAAGGGAGGAAAACCAGTCGTTGTTGGTGTTACTTGGCGATGGGCACTTGATGGAGAAGTAACAACAGGGATGACTTACTTAGTTAGAGGCTCAAATGTAACTGATACAGTTACTCTGACAGTTGCAGCTTACATTGGAAATAAAGAGGTTGCTGTTGATGAGATATCGCTTGTTAATGTTGCTGATGGAAAACTTGGTACACCTGGAACTCCAGGGCGAGATGGCCGTACTCCTTATGTCCATACAGCATGGGCTAATAATGCAACAGGAACAGATGGATTTAGTCTTGATAGCTCAATCAATAAACTCTATATTGGTATTTATACAGACTTTGAACCAAACGATAGCACCGACCCTAAAAAATACAAGTGGGCTAAAGTAAAAGGAGACAAGGGAGACAAGGGAGAAAAAGGAGAACCGGGACAACGTGGTTTAGATGGCTTGCAAGGTGCAAGAGGTGAACAAGGATTACCTGGTCGCAATGGTGCAGATGGCCGTACTCAATACACTCACATAGCTTACAGCAATAGCGCTGATGGAACTAAGGATTTTTCTGTAAGCGCCTCTGATAGAGCTTATATCGGTATGTATGTTGATTTTAATAGTGCTGATAGCAATACTCCATCTGATTACAATTGGACACTTGTAAAAGGATCTGATGGCGCAAATGGTGTGGCAGGTAAGGCTGGTACAGATGGTAGGACACCATACTTACATATAGCTTACGCCACATCAAATAACGGCTCACAAGGCTTCTCAACTACTGACAGTACAAATAAAACGTACATCGGAACATACACAGATTACACTCAGGCAGATAGTACAGATTACAGAGTGTATAAGTGGACGTTGATAAAAGGGGCAGATGGTACTGGTATTTCTAATGTAACTAATTATTATTTAGCTACTACAGTCTCAACAGGTATCACAAGAACAAGCGCAGGGTGGACAACTACGCCACAGCCTATCACATCAGACAAGCGTTATTTATGGAATTATCGAGTTGAGCTATACACAAACGGTACAAGTAAGACAACAGAGCCTGCTGTTATTGGTGTGCACGGGGAAAAAGGAGAACGTGGATTACAAGGTTTACAAGGCTTGCAAGGCGCACGAGGTGAACAAGGTATTCCTGGACCTAGAGGGGCAGATGGCCGTACACAATATACTCACATGGCCTATGCCGATAACGCAACAGGTGGTGGATTCAGTCAAACAAACACTGACAAAGCCTTTGTTGGAGTGTACATTGATTTTAATCCAACAGACAGCAGAAATCCTGCTGATTATCGCTGGACAAGATGGAAAGGTCGTGATGGCGCAAATGGCGTGGCAGGTAGGGCTGGTGCAGATGGTAGGACACCATACTTACACATAGCTTACGCCACATCAAATAACGGCTCACAAGGCTTCTCAACTACTGACAGTACAAATAAAACGTATATCGGAACATACACAGATTACACTCAGGCAGATAGCACAGACCCTAAAAAATACAAGTGGGCTAAAGTAAAAGGGGACAAGGGAGAAAAAGGCGATAAAGGAGAACGTGGATTACAAGGTTTACAAGGTTTACAAGGCTTGCAAGGCGCACGAGGTGAACAAGGTATTCCTGGACCTAGAGGGGCAGATGGCCGTACACAATATACTCACATGGCCTATGCCGATAACGCAACAGGTGGTGGATTCAGTCAAACAAACACTGACAAAGCCTTTGTTGGAGTGTACATTGATTTTAATCCAACAGACAGCAGAAATCCTGCTGATTATCGCTGGACAAGATGGAAAGGTCGTGATGGCGCAAATGGCGTGGCAGGTAGGGCTGGTGCAGATGGTAGGACACCTTATGTTCACTTTGCGTATTCTGAAAATGCAGATGGATCAGGTTTGACAATGACAGATAACGGACAGCGTTATTTTGGTCATTATTCAGATTATGAGAAACCTGATAGTTCGGATAAAACTAAGTACAAATGGGCTGATCGTTGGGCTAAAGTTGATGGAGGTTATGTAAATATCTATGCATTGTCTAAGAATAGAAGTATTGGGAAATCTTATCATGTTTCTGAATTTAATATGGATGTACTTTCAGGAAATATCACTCTAAAAGCAATTGGGTCAGATCCATACATTGGCGCCGTTTCTTCTCATCCAGGTATTTTTATAAAGCAACAGGGAATGAAAATCCCAGTTATACAAGGGAGATCTATTTGTATAACAATAACAAATCCTTTATTTAGAAAAAATTACATCTCGTTTTTTAATTCATTAGGTAAAACTGTTAAAACATATAAGCATTACAACACAAATAAATTTTTAATATCTTCAGCTGATTTGGTAGGTGTTGAATTTATCGCTTTACGATATGGTGCAGGAAGCTCGAATATACAAATTGGAACCGTACTAGAGACAAAAGTAAAGGTAGAATATGGAACCGTGCATAGCGACTGGTCGCCCGCTCCAGAAGATATTGAAAGTAATATTAACTCTAAAGCTGATCAGGGGCTGACTCAAGAGCAGTTAAATGCCCTCAATGAGAAGTCACAGATTTTAGAGGCTGAAATGAAAGCGAAAGCATCGATGGAGGCCTTTAGTGAATTAGAAAAAGCATATAATGCCTTTGTGAAATTAAATGCAGATAGTCAAAAAAAATCTGAGTCTGATTTAGTTGAAGCAGGTAGAAGAATTGATTTGCTGACGACACAATTTGGAGGATTAGCAGAGCTTAAAACATTCATTGATACTTACATGAAAAGCACAAATGAGGGCTTGATTATAGGTAAGAATGATGCAAGCTCTACTATTAAGGTATCAAGTGATAGAATATCCATGTTTTCTGCAGGTAAGGAAGTTATGTACATTTCGCAAGGTGTAATAAATATTGATAATGGTATTTTTACTGCATCAATTCAAATTGGACGTTTTAGAACAGAACAGTATCATCTTAACAAAGATGTGAATGTCATACGATATATAGGAGGTTAAAAAGAGGGAAATGACTAAATTTATCAATTCTAGCGGTTCACTACACTTGAATATTTACATCGAACAAGTTAGTCAAGATATCGCTAACAATTCCTCAAGAGTTAGTTGGAAAGCTACTGTTGACCGTGATGGAGCTTACCGCACATATACTTATGGTAATATTAGTAACTTGTCTGTATGGTTAAATGGGTCAAGTGTGCATAGTAGTCATCCAAACTTTGACACATCCGGGCAAGAGTTTACTTTAGCAAGTGGGGAAGTAACCATCCCACACAGTGGTGACGGAACTAAGACTTTTGCAGTATGGGCATCGTTTGACCCAAACAACGGAGTACATGGAAACATTACCGTATCAGCAAACTATACTCTTTCAAGCATTCCTCGATCTAGTAGTGTAAGCGACAATGCTCTTTCAGGAAATAGGCGGCTCGGAAGTCCTCACACTCTCACTATTGATCGCAAATCTAGCTTATTTACTCACCAAGTATGGTATAGAGTGTTTGGTAGCAACTGGATTGATTTAGGAAAAAATCACGCAACAGGCGTTTCTTTCGTACCTAATATTGACCTAGCTAGATACAACACAAAAGCAAAGTCTGGCACGATGGACATATGTGTTCGAACATATAATGGAACTACTCAAGTTGGAAATGACGTTTACTCAAATGGGTGGTATTTTGAAATTCCGGAAAGCGTGAAACCTACATTTTCTGGAATTACATTGACTGATATGAATACTGTTGCTAGGCAACTATTGAGCGGAAATAACTTTTTACAGATTATTTCCGACATTCAGGTCAACTTTAATAATCCATCCGGGGCTTATGGTTCGACTATCACAGGATATCGTGCTGAAATCGTAAACAAGAATCAGGTTACAACTGTAAACGGTGGTAGGCTTGGTATGATGAATTTCAATGGTTCAGCAACGATTCGAGCTAGTGTGGTTGATAGCCGAGGCAGGCAATCAGATACTAGAGATATTACAATCAATGTTATTGAATATTTTGCACCAGCTTTTAGTTTTACAGCTTTTAGGACGCGGGAAACACCTAACATTATTCAAGTTGTCAGGAATGCTAAAATCGCTCCTATCACTTTATCAGGTAGTCAAAAAAATGTCATGACACTATCATTCAAAGTAGCTCGACTAGGTAGTACAACTTTTACAGCTGATCATGGTAGAGCTTCTGGTATTTGGACAACTCAACACACCTTAAATAATTCAGCTGCTAACATGGCAGGTAATTATGTTGCAACCAAATCATTTGTGGTCATAGGAACTCTATCTGATAAGTTTACAAGCACAGAATTTACAGCAACAGTTGCAACTGAAAGTGTGGTAATGAGTTATGACAAAGATGGCCGTGTGGGCATTGGTAAAGTTGCAGAGCAAGGTGGTGCAGGGTCATTGGATGTCTTGGGAGATATCTACGCTAGAAATAAACCTATTCAACAATATCAATTGACTGACAATAATGGATGTGGAAAACTTATCAAACAGGATTTTAATACGATGAAAGAGACTGGAACGTGGTGGATAAATGGTAGCTCTCAAAACAACCCCTTTTCTGGAACTTGGGGGATGCTAGAGGTATTCAGACCTAATCCAGGCTCTCATGAACGTATTCAACGCTTCACTACCTCAACAGGATATATGGCAGTTAGGGAGAATGGTTTTGATAACAACTGGAGACCATGGCGCTATCTGGTGCAACAATCCAAGTCTACTAATAACTCTGACTATGTAGCTTTGCTAAAATCAGAAAGCACTCCGACTCCTTGGCAAAATGCCATTTTACAAAATGGATGGAATCATCACAGGGATTACGGAGGTGTCCAATTTTCAAAAACATTCGATGGTGTTGTTTGTTTTAAAGGAACATGTAAGGGCGGAAAGATTGCACGTGAGTCAATCATACTTACTTTACCTGAACATTTCAGACCATCTACAACATTATTCAAAACTGCTTTGAATAATGATTACGGTTCAGCCGTTATAGGAATTTATCCAAATGGAAACGTAGTTGTCAAATCTAATGTAGATGCTACTTGGCTTAATTTTGATAATGTGTTTTTCAAAATATAACAACCGTAAAAAATCCCTAATTATTAACGGATAATTAATTTATAAAGGAGGAAATGACAATGTTAAAAGTCACTAAAACACGTCAGCTAGTAACTGAATTTTTCGCACAAGATGGCGACCAACAAAAATTGGTCAAAACTACTGTAATCAACACAGACAATAAAGCTGTTTCAACAATATCTGAAACGCTGCATGACCCGGAACTGTACGCTAACAATCGTATCAGTATGCGTAAGCATGAGCAAGAGTTACGAGAAATGCGCTATAAGATTGAAGATGCCATTTTGGCAGAGCTGGAAGCAGATGCTGAGCATAAGGAATAGGAGGTGTGTATGAAAATTGAATTTTTCAATTTTCTAAGAAGTGTCGTACAGACTGAAGATGGTTTGGTCTTGTACGCTCTAACACTGATTGTCTCAATGGAAATCATTGATTTTGTCACAGGGACGATTGCGGCGATTATCAATCCTGACATCGAGTACAAGAGCAAAATCGGCATTAACGGGCTCCTTCGTAAGATTTCAGGGGTTCTCTTACTGATGATCCTCATTCCGGCGTCCGTTTTGTTGCCTGAAAAGACAGGTTTTGTATTCTTGCATTCAATCTGTCTCGGGTACATCGCATTTACTTTTCAATCTCTCATTGAAAATTACCGCAAATTAAAAGGAAATGTTACTCTTTTTCAGCCGATTGTAAAAGTATTTCAGCGATTACTTGAAAAAGATGATGATACGAAAAAAGGAGAATAACAAATGCAACAAATTACTGAAATCATTACTAATGGAGCAATCAGCATCCTAGTCGTTTTGGCAGGGGTGGTAGTTAGGGCAGTCAAGGACTACCTGGTTCAAAAAGGTGGAGAAAAGACCATCAAAATCGTTGAAATCTTGGCCAAAAACGCAGTTAATGCCGTGGAGCAGGTTGCCTCAGAGACTGGCTTTAAAGGCGATGAAAAGCTGGAGCAGGCTCGTGCTAAAGTCCGTGCTGAGCTTACAAAATACAATATTAGTATGACTGACAAAGACTTAGACACCTTCGTAGAGTCAGCAGTGAAGCAGATGAATGACGCATGGAAAGGACGATAGGGAATGGATATCGATAGAAACAGACTACGTACAGGCTTGCCACAGGTTGGGGTGCAGCCTTATCGACAAGTACATGCTCACTCAACAGGTAACCGCAACTCAACCGTACAGAATGAAGCGGATTATCACTGGCGGAAAGACCCAGAATTAGGTTTTTTCTCGCACGTTGTTGGGAACGGTCGCATCATGCAGGTAGGACCTGTGAACAACGGAAGTTGGGATGTTGGGGGCGGTTGGAATGCTGAGACCTATGCAGCGGTTGAACTGATTGAAAGCCATTCAACTAAGGAAGAGTTTATGGCTGACTATCGCCTCTATATCGAATTGCTACGCAATCTAGCGGACGAAGCAGGCTTGCCGAAGACTCTTGATACAGACGACTTGGCAGGTATCAAGACGCATGAATACTGTACCAATAACCAACCAAACAACCACTCAGACCATGTGGATCCATATCCATATCTTGCAAGTTGGGGCATTAGCCGTGAACAGTTTAAGCAAGACATCGAAAACGGCTTGAGCGCTGCAACAGGCTGGCAGAAAAATGGCACTGGCTACTGGTACGTACACTCAGACGGCTTTTATCCAAAAGATAAGTTTGAGAAAATCAACGGTACCTGGTATTATTTCGATGGCTCAGGCTATATGCTTTCAGACCGCTGGAAGAAGCACACAGACGGTAATTGGTACTACTTTGACCAATCAGGCGAAATGGCCACAGGCTGGAAGAAAATCGCTGACAAGTGGTACTATTTTGATGTAGAAGGTGCCATGAAGACAGGCTGGGTCAAGTACAAGGACACTTGGTACTACTTAGACGCTAAAGAAGGCGCCATGGTATCAAATGCCTTTATCCAGTCAGCGGACGGAACAGGTTGGTACTACCTCAAACCAGACGGAACACTGGCAGACAAGCCAGAGTTCACAGTAGAGCCAGATGGCTTGATTACAGTTAAATAAATAGAAAGGAAACTTTCTAAATTGTTCTTTCACCGCAGGCTCAGGCTTGCGGTTTTTTTGTTTTAAAAAAGGGGCAAAAAAGGGGCAAAAGTGTCGTAAACCTCTGTAAAACGATGTAAAAAATCAACTTTGCCCTCGCTTTAAAGCTCTAAATTTCAACGTATTGTGAAACAGTGTAAATTATCGTATCGCCTATAATTGTTGTGTGCTCTTTTTTTCGTGCTTTTTCCGAATAAATAAGATAGAATAATCTAGAATAAATGATAATAGAAAAGAGAAAATTATGAAAATTCGTGGTTTTGAATTGGTTTCGAGTTTTACAGATGAAAATTTATTGCCCAAGCGTGAGACAGCGCATGCGGCTGGTTACGACTTAAAGGTTGCTGTGCGTACAGTTGTTGCGCCAGGAGAGATTGTCTTGGTTCCGACAGGGGTTAAGGCTTATATGCAGCCGACTGAGGTTCTCTACCTCTATGATCGTTCTTCAAATCCTCGTAAGAAGGGCTTGGTTTTAATTAACTCAGTTGGGGTCATTGATGGGGATTATTATGGAAATCCTGGAAATGAAGGGCATATTTTTGCGCAGATGAAGAATATCACAGACCAAGAGGTTGTTCTTGAAGTTGGGGAACGTATTGTCCAGGCTGTTTTTGCTACTTTCTTAATTGCAGATGGAGATGCAGCTGATGGCGTTCGAACTGGTGGATTTGGATCGACAGGGCACTAG